ATTATACAAAATATATACTGTAAAATAAAACTATAATTACATAATGAAAGGATAAAACTATGACTAATAACACACAAGAAAAACAAAAATTAATTGAAGCATTTAATAACTCAAAATACTTAAGCGACTATACAGAAGACATTGACACAGCGTTAGATTATTATGATGGTGATACTTGTGTTGATAATTTTACTGAATGGTTTACAGAAAACTACATACATTCTGCTGATATAGTGTACTATAGTAATGCAATAAAATTCTTAAGCAAGGAAGATCCTAGTTTGCAGACATCTAGTAGTCTTGCTCATGATAGAGGCTACACCTTAGAGAATATTAATAGTGAAACACTAGCTACTATATTATTGCAAGACATACTAAGGGAGGAACTCGAAGAACTTAAGCCTTATATTGTAGATTATTTTGATAGTTTGGAGGATTAATCATGGATATTAAAGACTTAACAAAAGATAAAACTAGGATAAATTTAGCTTATAATAAAGAAACTAAAGAAATACTTGGAGAATTTTATACATGGAAAAAAGAAAATCCTAACTCTAATATTAAATATACTATAGTAGAAGTAGGGTATAAAAGTAGGGGACATTACAAGTATAATATAGATGCAATAAAGGAATTAGGATTATGGGATATACACCAAGAAATGCTCGAACTACACAAACAAAAAGAGCAAGCCAAGTATAGTGAAGCCAAACCTATAGCAGAAGCAAGACTCGATGATATGGAAAAAGCCTTGACAGATATACGGAAAAAATATAACTGCGATATAGGCTATCATATAGATGGGGATTCCTCTGGAATATATGAAGACTATTTATATATAGATACTGAAGTGAATGGAATTTCATTTACAAGAAGGCTATACGAATAACTTATATTAAGGAGAATAACCAATAGTTTAAATAAGATTTAAACATAAATATTAAAAGGATTTAATATCATGAACATATTTTTAACAAGCTTTAACCCTATAGAATGTGCTAGAGATTTAGACACTAGGAGATTATCTAAGATGATACTTGAAACCACTCAACTATTATCTACAGCTAAACACTATAGGGTAAAGGATTGGGAATTCTGCAATGATAATCCAGTCTATAAACCTACGCATAAGAACCACCCTTGTGCTATATGGGTTAGGGAATGCATAGGGAACTATATGTTTACTTTAAATTTACTTCAGGCTTATAGTGCTGAATACCTTAAGAGAAAAAGTAAACTCCATAAGTCTATTATAGATCATTGGGATACAGGAAATATTTTGATTAGGTATTGGGAGGGCAATCAAGATACAACACCCTTCCCTAATTGTGCCAAGTCTAAAGAAAAAGGTCTTGACTTCACACACCTGCCTATAGTAGAAGCATATCAGAAGTATCTTACTTACCAATGGTTTAATACAGATAAATATAAACCTAGTTGGTTGGGAGATTATATACCAGAATTTGCTAGAGAATATTTAACTCAAGGAGAGTGACTAATGGACACTATAGAAACAGAGCTTGAAAAAATAATAAAGGGTATAATGAGAGATAGATTTAGATCATTAGGATATATAGAAAATGTCTCCAGTAGGGAAGATAAGGAATATATTAAAAATGAAATAAGAATTTACTTACAAGAAATATGTAATGAGATTATATCAGAAGATTTTTAATTAAAGGAGAATAAAACTATGAAACTATTAAACTTCACCACTAGAAAGGCATTAGAAAATCACTTAAAGAAAGTACCTAATGATAAATATATTAGGGTTACTTTAATTAATAAACAATATACTTTAGAGATAGGAGAATAAGAGCATGAAGATAATAGCCTAGAGTGGTGGAATAGAAATAAAGAAACTTTAAGATTAATAACTAAAGGAGAATTATTATAATGGAAGACTTAATAGAACTACTATATGATATAGAAACTTACTTAAAGTATGATGAAGGAGAAGGAGGAAGTATCCTAGATAGAATAGAACAAGAACTAAATATCTTAGAGAGAGAATTAGATACTAAACATATGGATAATCTTATAGATAATATTAACTCTATACTATAGGTTTTATCTCCCGCCTTGGTAACAAGATGATACCATAAATAAAAGTTAATGTCAAATTTTTAATATATAAGGACAAGAAGATGTTTAATTACAATGACTTAGTAGAGAAGTATTCTAATAGGAGGATTATAGACTCCTACGACCTACTAATAGATATAGAAAATACTCCTGTATATAATACGATCTTAAATAAATTCTTCGATAAAAAAGATTTAGTCCACGATTTCTTTGTGGATACATTAAGTTTCTACGGGGATGAGGAGCCTCCTGTAGTAATGACTATAAGGAATTTACCTTCTACACCAGAGGCTTTAGCAACCTATCTAATAAGATTCTTTTCTGATTATATCATCCTATCAAGATTTGCTAAGAGGTATGACGAGTTTGATCTTAAAACTTTAAATACAGTCTTAGCAACATATAATCATAAGAAGCATGAAGAACTATCTCTTTATTTAAAGAAGGAATATACCTCCTTAAAAGAAGAAGATGAACAGCCACCTTCATTCAAAGCTTATACCACCTTGATACAACCCTCTGATAAAGAGATAGTAGGAAGGGACAAGGAGATAACAAGACTTGCATCTATCTTATATCGAAAAGAGAAAGCTAATGCTATCCTAGTTGGAGAAGCAGGAGTAGGTAAGACTGCGGTAGTTAAAGGCTTAAGTAAGATGTTATCTCAACCTATCTATGAACTAAATGTCACAGCTATGGTAGCAGGTACTAGATATAGAGGAGACTTTGAAGAAAGACTAAAGGATTTACTAGATACTATTAACGAGAAGCCTCATAGAACTATACTTTTTATAGACGAGATACATACTATTATAGGTGCGGGTATCACTCAAACTAAACAAGCAGGTATGGTAGATACTCTCAAGCCTTACTTAACTCAAGGTAAACTACAGATTATAGGAGCTACTACTAAAGCTGAGTATCATTCTTATATAGCAGATGATAAAGCTTTAGTCAGAAGGTTTCATAATATATATGTGGAAGAATTAGATAAAGAATCTGTTATGAAAGTTCTTAAAGCTAATAAAAAAATATATGAAGACTATCATCATATCTATGCTAAGAATCTAGGTTATCTATATGATATGGCAGATAGATATTTATCCTATGGTAATCAACCTGATATATCTTTTGATCTATTAGATGATGCTATGGTCATGGCTAAAGGTAGAGGTATAAAGAATACCACCAAGAAAATTATTAATGAAGCCTTATCTGAAAGGACAGGAATACCTATTCATAAGCTTACTACTTGTATATCTGAAGTGATAGACTCTCTATATAATAACCTTAAAGAAAACATAATAGGTCAGGATCGCATTTTAAGCACCATTACAGAGCAACTTTTATTTGGGTATAGCTACCTACATGAACCTGATAAACCTATAGCCTCCTACCTATTTACAGGGCATACAGGAGTAGGTAAGACGGAGACTGCTAAGATTATAGCTGAAGAATTATCTATGCAGTTCTTAAGATTAGATATGTCAGAGTATTCTGAGTCTATATCTAAAGCCAAGTTAATAGGTTCCCCTCCTGGGTATGTCGGGTATGAAGAAGGGGGTGTATTAACAGATAAGCTAAGGTTTAATCCTTACACTGTCATATTATTAGATGAGATAGAGAAATCCCACCCTGAAGTAAGGGAATTATTCCTTCAGATATTAGATAGAGGGGTGGTGACAGATAGTTTTGGGCAGGAGTTGGATTGTTCTAACACTATTATTATAGCTACTAGTAATTCAGGAGCTACATATAGACCTTCTATTGGTTTTGGTTCTGAAGGTATGACTATAGATCAAGATATTATAGAGAATACTTTCAGTCCTGAATTAAGAAATAGGTTTGATAGGATTGTACAATTCAATACTATAGATAGGGATTCTGCTAGGATTATTACTAACAATTTATTAGGTGAAGAATTATCTGATAAAGATCTTGACTCAATCCTAGACTATGATAGTATCAAGAAGAATGGAGTCAGGGAGATTAAGAGAATGGTTAGAGATATAAAGTTTAAGGAGTTAGTGTAATGGAAGTAAGACATAATAAAAATAAAAAATTAACTTTAAAGGATATAAAAAATGGAGATGTATTTAGGCTTTCAGTAGGTAAGTGTTTATATATATTAACAGATAAAGAAAATGAAGAAGACTCACCTAGTAGGGTAGGTATAAGTTTAAATTCAGGAAAATATATATCTATGGATAAAGATAGAGATATAGTATTAGTCAAAGGGTACTTCCAAGTAGAAGAGGAGTTAGTGTAATGGGAGATAGACCAGTATATAAAGTAGGCAATGATGAAGGGTGGGTAAGTATATTATTTCCTTCTAAACATGAAAGGGTAGGAGACCAAGATTATATTATGGATGCACCTGCTTCTAATCCTGTAGGTATTTCTTCAGTAAACAAAGAATCTTATGTAGATTTTAATTCAGGAAGTATAACAGTTGAGGAGATATTCTAATGTCATTCCCTTTATTATTTAAACTAGAGGATATATATCCTAAAGTAAAAGATAATCCTTATATCAAACTAGTAGATAAAGAAGATTATAAAGTATTAATATATACACATCAGGATCGAGATACATTTAATAATGAATATGATTTAGAATGTAGAGGATTAGTATTTAATAAGAATAACTTCTTAATCAGAAGACCTTTCCACAAGTTCTTCAATATAGATGAGAAGGAATTTACTCAATATAATCTTATGCATAGTAAATGTATAGATGATCCAGCTCATGTAGTGTTAGATAAGCTAGATGGTAGCATGGTTACTCCTGTATGGTTAGAAGGTGAATGGAAGTGGATGACTAAAGCAGGGATAACAGATGTAAGTAAGAAGGTAGAGGCTTGGGTTAAGTATAGACCCGAGTATCTAAATCTTGCAGCCTATCTAGGTACGTCTACTACTTGTATCTTTGAGTGGGAGGATAAGGATGAACCTATAGTATTACACCATGAGAAGAATGATCTAAAGCTATTAGCTATTAGAGATATTAATAGTGGTATGTACGTAGGTTATAATTATATGAGAAGACTAGCAGAAGAAAGAGAAGTACCTGTAGTACCTAACACTAGAGATATGTATGATCTAGCTAGGATTAAAGATAGAGAAGAGGAAGAAGGAGTAGTCATAAGATATTCTGATGGTCAGATGGTAAAGCTTAAGACTGATTGGTATGTTAAGCTACATAGATTTGTTAATATAACATCTAGCTTAAGGAATATTATTCATGTATTTATTACAGAAGATATAGATGATGTACTACCTAAGCTACATCCTGAGAAGAGAAAGATTATGCAAGATCTTATAGAAGATTTTAAGTATCGAATGGCTATTCTAGCTAATGCTATGTCAGACATAGTAACTAATGCCAAGAGTATCTTTAATTCTAAGAAAGAGTTCTCTTTAAATTCTAAGTTAGATAAGCTGACTACTTTCTTAGTCTTCAGGTTCTGGGATATAGAAGATAAAGAAGATTGGGATATGTTAGATACTTTATATAATATTCTGGAGAAGAATTACTTAGGTTCTAATAAGAAGTTTGAAGATTTTAATAATAAATATTTAAGGATGAAGATTGATGGTACACGCTAGATTACATGTCATATGCGGTAATTGCGGATCGACAAAACTCGAATACCGCCGTGAAGAAATTTGTAAGGATGCTGGTGACCAGTCTTGTTTATTTTGTCATGACTGTGCAACACGACATTCATTGCAAGATATAAACCCAGAAGATAGACCAGAAGGGAGGGCTATAAATGACACATGATGAATTATTACAATGGGTAGAGGATAATATTGATGACAATAGTATTAATCAATTTGTAAAGGAATGGGGTAAAGAATGTGTTGAAGATTTAGATTATCATATGCTTTATGAATTGGCTTCGTACTTTGACAGGGAAGGGGAGATTGATGGATAGACCTCAAGCATATATCCTAGTAGGTGTACCTAACTCTGGTAAGACTAGGTTTAGGAAAGAACAAGACTTAAACTATTATACTGTATTATCTACAGATGATTATATAGAGGAGGAAGTTAAAGCTAAAGGCTCTACTTATAATAGAATGTTCTATAATCTTATAGGTAAAGCTCAGTCTAAGATGAATGAAGATCTTAAAGAAGCAGTCTTTAATATGGATAATATTATCTGGGATCAAACTAATCTTACTAAGAAGAAAAGGAAGTTGATCTTTAGTAAGATACCTGCTACTGTATATGACATCCATGCTGTAGTATTTATTGTAGATCCAGATACTATTAGACGAAGGAATAAATGGAAGTCTGGGAGGAACTTAGCACCAACAGTATTAGAAGGTATGATAAAGTCTTTTGAAATACCTACTGAAGAAGAAGGATTTAAAACTATAACTATAATAAAGGAAGAAGAAGATGAATGAGATAGATGCTAATAAGTTATTTGACTCGCTACCTATGGTAGTAAAGACAACTTTACTTAAGTTCCAAGGTAAAGTATTTGTGGGAGGAGGATGTCTTAGAGATAATATATTAGGGGAGGATATTAAAGATATAGATATCTTCTCTACATATGGTATCCAAGAAGAAGTTAAAGAGTATTTAAAATCTAAAGCATATAGTTACTTCACTAGCAATAATGCTACTAGTTTTTATATTAAGGGAGAATCTATTATCCAACTTATTACTAAGTGGACATACCAGAATGCTAAAGAAATGATAGAGGATTTTGATTTTACTATTAACCAAATAGGTTTATATGTATTAGAGAATAAACCTTATGTTGTATATTTGGATGAGTTTCTAGAAGATATAAAGACTAAGAGGTTAACTTATACTAGACCTATTAGAAACGAGCATTGTGCAGGATCTCTACTTCGCATGGTTAAGTTTTTAGGTAGAGGATATACTATTGATAAAGAGAGTTTATCTGCATTAATAGGTAGGTTAGTGTCTGTGCTACCTGATGTATCTAAAGAAAGTTCTACATCAGACACATATAATCCAGACTTTTATTCTGAAGACGATTATTCAGATAAGATTTTCACTTTACTAGAATCTAATAAATGTACAGGAGGATATTAATATGTTATTCATAGAATCTAAGAAGTGGAGGTCTAAAGTAAAGAAATTGTTAGAGCATTTACTTGTGCCAGTATATGTATTAATTATTTTAATGGCGTTAATCTTTGGTATTAAAGGAGTTGTAGAATGGTTGGCTTTATTTTCGGTATGATAGTAGGTTATCTATTATGGGGGTAGACTTAAGCTTATACTCTGTAGCATTAGGTAATACAGAAAGGTATGATTGCCCTGTATGTGGAGGGCGTAATACTTTTACTGTAACTAATAATCAAGGTACTATAATATTTAATTGCTATAGAGCAGGGTGTAGTGCTAGAGGAGCTTGGCATAAGGGGAGGACTAGAGAAGAACTAAAGTCTTTAAAGGATAAAAGAACTTCTAGTCCTAAACCTTTCAAACTCCCTGATTATATACAGTATGGACTAGCTAACTCTAAGGTGGTGCAATATTTACATAAGCATTATTGTCGGGATTTTGCTCATAGATTACCTATAGCTTATGACCCTAGGCAGGATAGAATATTATTCTTAATTAAGGATGAGGACACTATTATAGGTGCAGTAGGTAGGGATCTCTCTGGTAAATCTAAGCTTAAGTCTCTTAACTATCATGATAATATTAGTAAGCCTTTTATTATAGGGGATACTGATACTGTAGTAATAGTTGAGGATTGTACTTCAGCTTGTTCTTTGCTAAGGAATCCAGAATATACTGGGTTAGCTTTACTAGGAACTAATCTTAAGTCTGCTTATATTCCTTGGATAAAGAAGTATAAGAAAGTTATAGTAGCTTTAGATAAAGATGCTAGAAGTAAGTCATTAAGTATAAAAAAACATTTGTCTTTCTATTGTAATGATGTTAGTGTATGGTTGTTAGAGAAAGATATTAAAGATATGGAGGAAGTATGAAGTTAAATAGAAGGCAATCAATCTTATTCTTAACAGCCCTTTTAATATTATGGTATTTAATATTTAGTTTTGTGACGTGGGATATCCTATACCTATTTAAGGAAATTAATTTCGAACCTAGAGTTTTATACATAGTCCTTTCAGTTATGTGCTATGCGTTTTATCCTGTAGTTATATGTGAGTGTGGTTTAAAATTAGACTTTAAAAAAGGAGATAAAGATGGAAGACTTAAGTAAGGTAACTAGACTAGAAGTTATAAGCAATACAACTGGAAGAGATCATGTAGCTTATGGTATTAAGAGTATAGATATTAGTATGCAAGATGATGATAGGACTATGAAGATATTTGTAGAGTATACTCGACCTAATAAGAAAGAACTTAAAGATATCTCTAAAGAAATTATGAGAGATATAAAAAATAAAGGATGGTAATATGGTTAAGGATTTAGAATTGTATAACTATATGAAGGATGTAGGCATATTAAAGTATAAAAGATATAAGTCTTTTGAGGTAGATTATCATAATTTCTCCTACCCTTCCATGACTAAAGATCAGAGAAGAAAGTTTGATATAGGGGATATATACCTTAATGCTGCTAAATGTTTGGATTGTGGTTGGTTTATTAGATCTAAGAACAGGCATAATTATGTTACCTGTAAGTGTGGTAAGACTATGGTAGATGGAGGCTCTTGGTATTGCAGACGATCAGGAAATAATAGAGAAGATATAATAGTATACTTCGATGATGTGGAGGTCTCTAATGACAAAGAACTATAGACAATTTTTAATATCTGACACTCACTTCGGACATAAGAATATTATTAAGTTTACTAATAAGAAAGGAGAAAGGATTAGACCTTTTGATTCTGTAGAACAGATGGATGAACTGATGGTGGATAACTGGAATAGTGTTGTTAAGGAACAAGATACAGTCTATCATCTTGGAGATGTAGTCATTAATAGGAGAGCCTTACCTATAATGGAAAGGTTAAATGGTAGGAAAGTTTTAATTAAAGGTAATCATGATATCTTTAAGCTTAAGGAATATACTAAATACTTCTCTGATATAAGAGCGTATAAAGTATTACCTCAGTATGATATTATTATGTCACATATACCTATTCATACAAATCAATTCTCTAGGTGGAAGTTAAATATTCATGGACATCTACATCAGAATTATGTTAAGACTTGGTATGGATTAAAAGATAAAAGATATAGGAATGTATGCGTTGAACAGATTAACTACACTCCTATATTATTAGAGGATATATTACATGAGCAAGGAATTAGTTAAACTATTATTAAACAACTCTTTCTATGAAGATCATAAAGATAAGATCTCTGATAATTTCTTTCCAGATAAATTATTATCAGTGTACCAATCTTTAAAAGATTTACATGAAACCTATAAGAGGGATATAACTCTAGCAGAATTATGGGAGAAGTATAAAGTAGATCATCCGACTATGACTCTTGCTACTAAGAAAGAGATAGGAGAATTATTTAATACTATAAGACAGCTGGAGGATATAGGATTAGATATTGGGGAGGAGATACTAACTAAAGTTTGGATAGAAGAACTAGAGCGAGAGGCTGCTGATCTATTAATATCTGGTGGAGATATAGATGAAGTAATATCTATTGTTGATAGAATTAAATCTGGTAATATCTTACAAGAAGAAGTAGAGTATGTGACCACAGATGTATATGAAATGCTAGAGCAAGTAGAAGCCAAGCATGGGTTTACTTGGAATCTTCCTGTACTACAAGATGCTATGGGTAATATACCTAAAGATCAAGGGGTGCTAGGAGTTATAGCAGCTAGACCAGACTGCTATTCAGATGATACTGAGATACTCACAGAACAAGGGTGGAAACTGTTCAAAGATCTTGATCGAACAGAGAAGGTAGCCCAAGTAGATGAGCATGAAGAAGTATCTTTTGTGTATCCTACGGATTATATTGAGAATGATTACCAAGGAGACATGGTTTCATTTAAACAATCTCAAGGCAGGATAGATCTCTTGGTAACACCTAATCATGATATGGTTTTGAAGAACCGTAAAAATGAATTAGTAAAAATTAAGGCAAAAGATAATATTCCTTCTAATTATAAATACATTCATTCTGGCAGTAAGAAAGGGTTTAATTTTACTCTAACACCTTATCAAAGATTCTTGATTGCATACCAAGCTGACGGGAGTACAGCAAGAAAAGGATGTACTGGAGAGAGAGGGCACTTTACAGTTAGGTTCTCTTTTAAGAAACAGCGTAAAGTAGACAGGCTTATAAATATACTTAATGAAGCACAACTAAAGTATAGTATTACTAAAGACAAAACTAAAGAAAACTATACTACTATATACGTACAATGCAAAGAACTTCCTAGTAAGAACTTTGACTGGATAGACTTATCTAAAGTACATTTTCGTTGGGGAGAAAAGTTTATAGAGGAACTATCCTATTGGGATGCTACTAGAAGAACAGATACTAGAATTAAGTATGACACTACAATAAAGTTTAATGCAGATGTTGTATCAAGTATATGTGCTTTGTCTGGTATGCAATGTAATCATTCTGTATTCGAAGATACTAGATCAGATAAGTTTTCTGATATACATTCTTTAAGTATATTAACTAATAGGAATTTCTCAGAGGTTAGAAGTGTTACTAAGTCTAAGGAATATTATTATGGTAAAGTATATTGTGTTACAGTGCCTCATGGAAGGATCATAGTAAGACGTAATAATAAAGTAGCTGTAGCAGGTAATTGTGGGAAGACTGCCTTCTATGTATCCTTAGTGTACGGAGAAGAAGGGTGGCTAGAACAAGGAGCTAAAGTTCATATTATATGTAATGAGGAACCTGCTATCCGTACCCAAGTCAGAGGACTAGGATGTTGGACAGGTAAAGTTAAATCAGAATTACTAGAGAATAAAGATTTGGCTAAAGATTTATTTGAACCTATTAAAGACAATATCTTTGTACAGGATAAAGTTAATATGTCTATCGAAGAGTTAGATACTTATGTATCAAAGAATGAAGTAGATGTACTCATCATAGATCAACTAGATAAATTATCTGTTAAAGGTATGTATAATAGATCTGATGAAAAGCTTAGGGTTTTATATACTTCTGCTAGAGAAATATCTAAGAAGTATAATTGTTTAGTTCTAGCTATTACTCAAGCTGGAGCTGGAGCTGCAGGTAAGATGCATTATGGATTTGAAGAATTAGACGGTAGTAAAACAGGCAAGGCTGCTGAAGCTGATTTTGTTTTTTGTGTAGGGATGAAAGATCCTAAAGATACAGGAGGGATAGATGATTACGTGAGATGTATTAATATACCTAAGAATAAATTATCAGGATTTAAACAGCCTGTGTTCTATACATTGGAACCAGAATACAGTAGAATGAGGAGTTAGATATGGAGTTAGTTGGGAAGACAGAAGGGAATACACCTGTAGCCTCTGGGTTATTTTATTATAAAGATACATTAGGTTTGCCTTGGGATGTAATTATACTTAATATGGTAGAGAAGGATATCCTTATAGATTGGAATAGTGTTATTAAAGATGCTATTAAACAAGAGTATCCTATAGATAAATTAATAAAGGAAGTAGTCAAAGCTTTTGAACAGCCTGAAGTTAAAGGTTTATTTTATGGAGGAGTGCTTATTGATACAACCTACATTGAAGTTCTAGAGCTGGGGTTAAAACAAATATTTGCAGCAGAATGGAGTAAAGAGAATGAGTGATTTTTTAGCTGGAGTTAGTTTAACTCTTGTAGTATTATTTATAACAGCAGGATGTAATAATATTTTAGATAAACCTCCTATGATTAAAGTGATTGAGAAGAGATATATAATAGTAGGAGATGACTGTGCTTTAAAGATGTTGGAAGAACAACCTGAAGAGGTTACTAATAGGTTTAAGTTAGAAGGAGATTAAGATGAATAATATAATTACATTAACCGATAGCTATAAGTTATCACACTGGAAGCAATACCCAGAAGGAACCACAAAGATTTATTCCTATATGGAAGCTAGAGGAGGTGACTTTGAGGAGATTGTTTTTAATGGGTTGGACTATTATTTAAGAACATACCTTGAAGGACATACTGTTTGGAGAGAATTTACAATTGAAGCAGAATATTTAGCAGCTAAACATGGTCTGCCATTTAATTTTGAAGGGTGGAAGTATATAGATCAAGAACTAAATGGTAGCCTACCTATAGAAATCAAAGCATTGCCTGAAAATACCCTAGCTAAAGTAGGTGAGCCTCTTATGCTTATCACTAATACAGATCCTAATTGTTACTGGTTAGTAAATTATCTAGAGACTTTACTGATGAAGACCTGGTATCCTATCTCAGTAGCTACTAGAGCTTATGAAGTCAGAAAGATATTAGAGAAATACTGGAGTAAAACTGTAGGTGATATCTATGGTGTGGACTTTGCATTTCATAACTTTGGAGATAGAGGTAGTAGCTCAGTAGAGTCTGCTTTGATTGGTGGGTTGGCACACTTAACTCAGTTCAAAGGCACAGACAACTTTGCTTGCATAGAATATTCTGAAGGCTATTCTATTCCAGCTAGTGAACACTCTACTGTTACATCTTGGGGTAGAGAGAATGAGTTTAAGTTCTATGATAATTACCTAGAGTTATATAAAGGACAGCCTATGGTTGCTTGTGTTATGGACTCATATAATATTTATGAAGCTGTAGATTATATTTCTTCTGGAGAGTTTAAGGATAAAGTAGAATCAGATGAGTATCCTACCTTTGTTATTAGACCTGATAGCGGAGATCCTATTATGGTAATCCAAGATATCATTCATATCCTAGAGGATAACAAAGTAGATTTTAGTAGGAATGCTAGAGGTTATAAAGTATTTGACAAATATAGAATTATTTGGGGGGATGGTATAACTAAAGAAACTATATCTGCTATCTTAGATTTTACTCAAGCTAAAGGTTACTCAGCAGAGAACTTTGCCTTTGGTTGTGGAGGATACCTTATGCAACAACTAGATAGAGATACACATAAGATGGCTATTAAAGCCTGTGCTATAGAGTTAGCTGATGGTACAGTAAGGGATGTATATAAAGATCCTGTCACTGATCAAGGAAAAACTTCTAAGAGAGGGATTCAAGATAATCCTAGGTTTGTAACTAGATTTAAAGATGGAGTTGTTTATGAGTAAACCATATGGAGTATTTATAGGTAGGTTTCAGCCTTTTCATAAAGGGCATGAGGCTATCATTAATGAGATTATAGAGAGAGGGTATACACCTGTGGTAATCATAGGTTCAATTCAAGAATCAGGGACTGAGAAGAATCCTTATGATGTTACCACTAGAATAAGTAAGCTACAAAAAGTATTTCCTGGTATTATATCTTTTGGTATTAAAGATTATTCTACAGATGAGGAATGGATTGAAACTATAGTAGAGACTTTGAAGTGGGATAATATAAATAATTATAAGTTCTTCTACTATGACAAACCTGAAGATAGGAACTCTGAAGGAGTGCACTATATCCCAGCTTGCTTTGGTAAACACAACTGTATAGAATTAAAGGATAAGAAGTTTGACATCAGTGCTACTCAAATACGTCATGCTTTAGATCACCTACATGACTCTACTATAGAGACTATCTATAGTACTTCTAAAGGGAATAAATTTCTTAAGATTAAAGAGAACCAAGGATATTACTATGCTGAAAGATTAGGAAAAGATTCTGTAGCTTTTATTCTTTATGATTTAGATACAGATCTATATGGATTAATCAATGAATATAAGCCTCCGATAGGTAGGTTCATGGTAACAGCTTTTGGAGGTAGTCTAGATTCAGAGGATTCTCCTTTTGATACAGTAAAGAAAGAAGTATTAGAAGAATCAGGGTATGAAGTATCTGATAACGATATTGAGTTTATAGATAGATGCTTTGTATCCACTCAGATGAATCAGTTCTGTGATCTGTATCTAGTATTAATAGAAAGTTCTCAGTATGTAGGGAGACAACCTCAGAATAAGCTAGAAGAATCTGCTTCAGTAGTATGGTTACCTGAAGAAGCAGTTCTTAAACTAGAGGATTGGAAAGCTAGAGTAATATTAGGAAGATAATGTATGAGTAATATCTTAATACCAATTAAGTTTTTATTAAGAGAAGCTGAGATAAAGAGACAGCAATACTATATGACTACAGGGAAGCAGATACCTCCAAACTCTTTGGTAAAGCATTTAGCTTGGAGGTTCTCTGTTACTAAAGCCAGTATAAGGAAGTTGTTAGCTCAAGACTTTGAGAATAAATATAAGGAGAAAGGATGACAGTTACAGTATTAGACGGTGAATGGTCTGTAAGAAAGTATACTTATACTAGCCCTTATACAGGTAGGTCTGGAGAAAGAATAGATGGTACTCCTTATTGTCGGGGTAATAAGCTAGTATTCTTAGGATTAACTACTTCAGATGGTACTACAGGAGGAGCCTTCTTTGAGCATCAAGAGATACAACATAAGTATACTACAGATGGTAAAGAGTATAAGAAGGGTTCCTTCCAATTTGTACAAGATGTATTAGATAGGACTAAGCTTTTAGTAGGGCATAATCTTAAGGCTGATTTATCTTGGATACTAGAATCTGGCTTTAAACTACCTGATGATATACAGATATTTGATACTATGACCTTTGAGTATGTAGCTAATAAAGCAAAGCCTAGAGGTAAAGGCTACTTCACACTTAAGGAATGTTGTGATAGAAGAGGGGTTAAAGCTAAGTTAGATATATTAAAAGATTATTTTGATAAAGGATTTAATACAGATGAGGTTCCTTATGATGATCTATATACATATGGTATGGGAGATATATTCTCTACTGCCGAGTTATTTAATGTGCATAAGAAGTTACTTAAGACAGATAAAGAGTTAGCTTCTACCTTATCTATCCTCAAGCCTATGAATGAGTTTACTCTTATGCTCACTGATATGGAGAGAGCTGGGTGTCATATAGATCAAGAAGCTTTAGATAAAGTAGAGAAAGATTTTGTTGCTGAGAAGAAAGAACTAGAGGGAGATCTATATAAGATAGCTAAGAATGTTATGGGAGATTCTCCTATTAATCTTAACTCCCCTGAGTGCATATCTCAAATAGTATTCGGGTATAAGATACTAGATAAACCTGCTTGGGTAGAAGCCTTTAATATAGGTACAGAAAAGGAGGGACCAAGAAAAGGAAAGGCTAAATACCATAATAGGAAAACCCCTACTGAAATTAAAAGATTACTTAATGTAAATGCTAAGAGATTATATAAGACTGAAGTTAAGCAATGTGAAAGGTGTAAGGGATCTGGACAATATTATAGATACACTAAACCTAAAGTTATAAAGTATAAGACTAAGCCAGATGTAGTTGTACCTGCTAAAAGATATAAGACTCCTAATAAATGTAAGGCTTGTCTAGGAGAAGGGGTATATTATAAAGATACTAAAGAGTTGGCAGGATTAGGAGTTACATATTATAGTTGGGAGTATGCAGCTGAAGGAGGGTTCTCAGTAGGAGGAGATACAATAGATGTATTACTAGAGAAGCCTATCAATGAGCTAGCTAAGTTATTTTTAACGAAGTTATCTAGATATAATTCTGTTAGTACATACTTGAATAACTTTGTGGGTGCTATCAATAGAGATTCTAAAGATGGTTTCCTGCATATGAATTATAATCAGTGCCTTACTTTAACAGGTAGGCTTAGTTCTACTTTCCATAATCTACCTAGAGGTAATACATTCCCTGTTAAGAAGGCTATTATATCTAGATGGGAAGGAGGTAAGATATTAGATTGTGACTTTGGGCAGTTAGAGTTTAGAGGTGCAGCTTTATTAAGTCAATGTCCTCAAGCTATGAAGTTTATAGCAGAAGGGAATGATGCTCATGCATTTAGTAGGGATACTTTAGAATCTTATGGACATCCGTATAAGTCTATAGATCCTAAAGGTAAGAGACAAGAGGCTAAAGAACATACCTTCAAACCTTTATATGGAGGGATGTCTGGTACAGAAGCCCAAGTACAATACTTTAAATACTTCTTAGAGTATTTCTATGGGATAGATGAATGGCAGAAGAAGTTAGGTGAGACTGCTATTAAATATAAGAAGACTCAAACTCCTTCAGGAAGAATATATACATTCCCTTATGCTAGGAGGTTGGCATCAGGTAGGATATATAGCTATCCACAGATATGTAATTATCCTGTGCAAGGTTTTTGTTTTGATATAGTAATGGTAACAATGTTAGAGCTATGGAGGTTGATGAAGAAACATAAAGTAAAGTCTAGAGTAATACTTACGGTACATGATTCGGTTACTTGTGATGTTTTTCCTGGTGAAGAGAAAATAATGATTGACATCTATAGAAAAGTATTCGATAATGTTCCTAGAGTTATAGAAGAAAGATTTGGGTTAGAGTGTAATGTACCTTTAACTTATGATTTAGAGATCGGTAATAATTGGATGGAGAAAGAAGAGGTGGTAGTATGACTGAAGATATAAAAATTAATTATAAAGAAGAAACTAGACCTATTGAAAGTATTGAGGTTTGTATAGATGGCATGTATAAAGTAAAGCTATCTAGAGGATCTGCTACTAGTACATTATTTTATGATGAGGTAAATAGGAAAGAAATTTTTATAGAGAAAAATAAAATAGACTCATTGATTGAAGCATTAAAATTAGCAAAGGAGAAACTTTAATATGACTAACGAAATAGCAACAACACAAGAGAACTTAGTAGATAGTTTAATCGCTAAGTTTACTAAAGAAAAATCAGAAGGCTACCCTTCAGTTTCATGGACTGAGGATGCTGTTACAGATGAGAACGGTAAGGTGGTAAAGGTTAAAGGTAAGTCAAAGATGAAAGGTGTCTTTGAAGTAACAGGTTATGAAGGTACTTTAGACAGCTTTAAGTTCAAACCTTTATGTGTATTCTATCAATACCTTAGATGGAATGAAGCTCATGACCACGTAGAGTGCCAGTCTATTTTCTTTGATAATTGGAAGCAAGAGCCTATTGATACTCTTGGAGGAGTTAGGTGTGGCAGACCAGCTAAGAAAGCTTTCGAGCAATTAGAGGTTGACGACCAGAAAGCTTGGAGGAAAGAAGTTCCTGTCTATATGCATTGCTTCGGATTAGTAGAGATTCCTGGTGAAAAGGATATTTTAGTAGACCTTAAAGTATCTGGGGGTAAGTTTAAAGCAGTAGGAGATGCTTTTAAATCAGTGAAATACGATTCTTACTATACTCATGCTTTTGATTTCTCTTTAGTTAAGGCTTCAGATCATGATGGTTATGACTTCTCTATCACTGAGGATAAAGAGTATACTTTAGAAGATCCTTCCTCTATTATGGGGCATTTGAAAGATGCAGTTACTTATATTGCTGAAAGAAATAAATGGATTATAAGTGAGTATAATAAAGTGTTGACAGGAGATATAGAGGATGCTACTATTATTGAAGTAGTTGATGCTGAAGTTGATGGTGAGAATCCATTTGATTAATGCCTAGGCAGAGCAGGGTTAAGCCTCTTGTTTACAATGCTCAAACTAACCCTCCGTTCCTAAGCAAGAATAAAAACTGCTTAAGCCTATCTGCCAAGTGTAGAAAAGGTATTCGAGGGCGTAACATAGTTGCGTCCTCAGCATTAATTATCAGGGTGTGGGAAAGTCTAGTTAATCCGCTGGTTTTGGAAACCAGAGATCGCAGGTGCAAACCCTGCCACCCTGACCATACGGTCCCGTAGTGTAATTGGTTAACACGTCCGACTTTCAATCGGGAGATTGCAGGTTCAAACCCTGTCGGGACTACCATTTAATAAACAAAAGGTGGAATGATGAGTATATTAAAAGATATTTCTATTGTAATAGGAGGGCTTGCAGTTGTTGTAGGACTAACTGCTGGAGCCAGTTTAATTGAGACTAATAATGCAGGTTATATGCAAGTAAAACAGGCTGCTATTTCTGGTAATATGTCTGTTAAAACAGATCCTGGTATGTATTTACAGAACTTTGGAGATATCTTTACTTATAAGATATCAGATACATATAGCTTTGATAATCAGCCTATCACCGTTCGATTTAATGATGGAGCTACAGCTGCTATTACAGGACAGATTAAATTTAAGTTACCAGCTAAAGAAAAAGATGTACTTAAACTACATAATGAGTTCCGTTCTTATGAAGCAGTTCATACAGATCTAGTCAGACAGGTAGTAGCAGCTACCCTTAAACAATCTGCTACTCATTTTGGTGCAGAGGAAGTGTACTCTACTCGTAGAGGAGATTTTATTAACCTTGTATTAGAGCAGGTTAAAGAAGGGTTATATGCTACAGAGTACGAAGAAAAAAGTATCACTGATTCAGAAGGTAACTCTAAGATCATTAGGGTTGTATCTAAAAAATTAGATAAGAATGGTGTTCCTATTATTAATGAACCTTCTGCTTTCGAGACTTATAATGTAGATGTTATCCAATTGGTTATCAAAGAAATAGACTTTGATGATAAAACAGATCAGTTAATTTCTGCACGTAAGAAATCAGAGCAAGAAGAGATCCTTGCTAAAGCTGAAGCTAAGAAAGCTAAACAAGATGCTATCAAAGCTGAGGAACAAGGGAAGGCTAATGTAGCTAGGGAGAAGTACAAAGCTCTAGTAGAGAAAGAGTCTGCTGTTATTAAGGCTGAGAAGGAGAAGGAAGTAGCAGAGCAGTTAGCTCTTAAAGCTGAGGAAGAAAAGAAAGCTATCATCCTTAAAGGTGAAGCTGAAGCTGAGGCTGCTAGACTAAAGGTAGCTGCTGGTTTATCTCCTAGAGAGCAAGCTGAGTTTGATAGGGATACAGCTATTGGTGTAGCAAGAGAGTTATCTAAAGTAAGATTACCTCAGATTATGGTAAGTGGAGGCTCTGATGCTGATGGAACCAAAGTAAATCCTTTTGATGCCGTAGGTCTTCAAGCTTTAATGGATCTTAATAAGAAGATGATTGAGGGGAATAAATAAGATGGGTACATTTATACTTGTCTTTCTGGTAGTCGGTTTGTCTGTGGGGTATTTATCTCACAGACTCCTCATCCCTCTTATACTTAAGGCTACAGATAAGACTAGAAAAAGAAATAAGAAGTATGATAAACAAATAAAGAAGATATTCAAATGACAGATCCAATTATAAGTAATGATTTTATTTCTAAGATGACTAAGTTTGCTAGAGACTTAGAACTTCAAGATACAGATTTAACTTACCAGACTATAGATACTTCTGTATATTGTTATCTTCATGAAGAGTATTGCGAGCTAGAGAAAGCTTCAGGAGCTGAGGATGATATTGAGATCTTAGATGGTGCTGGAGATGTAGCTTTCATAGCTCTTAATATAATCTATAAACTAGGCAGACTTAAAGGTAAGTCTCATCAAGAGGCTACTAATCTTATACATGAAGTTATGAATAGGATATGTGACTCTAACTTAACAAAGATACTTCCAGATGGATCTGTATTAAGGAATGATGAAGGTAAAATTCTTAAGCCAGATAGTTTTAAACCAGTAGATTTAAAAGGATTAGTGTAGTATAAAAGGAGAAAGAAACTATGGATAGATTACAGATTAATTATAAAGAAGAAACTAGACCTATTGAGAGTGTTGCGGTTAGACAATCTAGAGTAGGTTACGTACACCTCTCCAAAGAGGATGCATTAGGTAGTATAAGATTAAACCAGAACTCACATGTAGCCTTTATAGAAAAAGAATCTATAGCTGCTCTTATAGAAGGTCTTAAGCTAATGAAGAAGGAATTAGACTGATGAATGAGCTAGAGATTAAACTTAGAGCTTTACTTGCTAAGGCTAATAAAGTACCCGTAAATATATCAGATGAATTGATAGAAGAGTTTGGTACTTTATGTAAGAATATTCTCGTTAAGCAATTCAATACTCCTAGAGAAAAAGAGTTTAGACTTAGGATGTCTAACATAGGTAAAGACTTAAGACAATTACATATGGATAAACTATATGGAGAAGATCTTAAGTCTCCTGAGTTTAAGCTCTTAGTTACTTATGGGGATATTATTGAAGCTATGATAACTGTATTGCTTAAAGCTTCAGGTGTTGATATTGTAGGGGAATCAGGTAAGGTAGAGCTAGATATATTAGGAGAGACTATTAAAGGGGAGTATGACCATATTTATAAAGATCAATTAACTGGAGAGAATTATCTTATAGATATCAAGTCTTGTTCCCCTCATTCCTTTGAGCATAAGTTTAAAGATTATGAATCTTTTAAAGAGGAGGATAGCTTTGGCTATAGGTTACAAGGATGGGGATATAATGCAGCTAAAAAAGATGTAGATAGCTCTTGCTTTAAAGGCTTGTTTGTGGTAAATAAGGTTAGCGGAGAGTTTAAATTCCTTGAAGTAGAAGATGAGAGACAAGAAGCTTTAAAGGATATTACTAAAGTAGTAGACCACTTTAAGAATGATAGACCTCTACCTCCCTGCCCTGGAGTTAAAGAAGAAACCTGGTATGGTAAGAAAACAGGAGAGAAAGTTATAGCCTGTGGTACAGGAGAGCCTTGTCAATTCTGTCCTAGAAAAGATAAATGTCATCCTGAAGCTGAGTATAGATTAGGTGAGAAAGGTAAAACTAAGAAGTGGTTCTTAGATAAAGATAAGGAAGTTACTTATGAAGACTCAAAGCAAAAAAGCTAAAGGAAGAAACTTACAAAAATACGTAAGAGATCTTATCCTTAAGACCTTCCCTAAGCTAGAGCCTGATGATGTTAAGTCTACAAGTATGGGAGCTGGAGGGGAAGATGTACAATTATCTCCAGCAGCTCGTAAGTTATTTCCTTATTCTGTAGAATGTAAGAGTCTTAAGGCTATAGCTGTATATAAATATTATGAACAAGCTCAAGCTAACGCAGGTAAGTATGAACCTTTAGTTGTTATTAAAGCTAATCATAAGAAACCTTTAGTATTATTAGATGCTGAATATTTTTTTAAGGAGTTGTTATGACTATATATATATTGAAACATGAATACGCCTGTACATATGACTTAAGTTATCAGGAAGAGATATTAGGGTATTTTAAAGATAAAACTACAGCAGAGCTACAGGCTAAAGCACTAATGGAGAGGTCTAAGACCTTTAAACAAGATTTTGCAGTGTCTAGAATATTTAAAGTATTAGAGATAACAGAACTAGGTACTCTAACAGAAAAAGATTTAACCTCCCTATTAAGTTAGTAAGTAATCCTAAGGAAAGAGGAGGAGAATTAAATAAGGACAATAAAGAATATGACACCAGAAGAAAGAACTTGGGAAACTATAGAGACTTATAAACTGGCTTCTTATGTACTTAAGCCAGCTAACGTAGACTTATGGTTTACTTCTAATAATAAAAGTACAGATGGCAAGAAACCTATAGAGATATTAGCTACAGGTACTAAAGAAGAAATAAACAAATTGCAAGGACCGTTATGGTCAATTATTAATGGGGATTTTAGTTAATGGTACAGATTGATTATACTAAAGATGAACTGCTATCAGAAGCAGCTAAGGTAATGCTCAAGGAAAGATATCTAATAGAAGGAGAAGATTCTCCTCAAGATGCTTTTGCTAGAGTAGCTTCTTATTATGGGGATGATGAAGCACATGCTCAAAGATTATACGATTATGCTTCTAATCTTTGGTTTGGTTTTGCTACTCCAGTATTATCTAATGGAGGCACTAAGAGGGGGCTACCTATTAGCTGTTTCTTAAATGAGTTAGATGACTCTAGAGAAGGTATAGCGGATAATTACTCTGACACTATTTGGTTAGCATCTATGGGAGGTGGCATAGGGTCTAACTGGTCTAGGATTAGATCCGAAGGTTCTGGTACTTCTCAAGGGTCTAAATCCACTGGTATGATACCTTTTATGCATGTTGTTGATAGATTAATATTAGCAGTAAATCAATCTGTTACTCGTAGAGGGGGGTACGCCTCATACCTAGATATATCCCATCCAGAAATATCTGAGTTCCTATCTATGAGAATACCTAAAGGAGATCCTAATAGAAAGAACCTCAACCTACATCACGGTATTAATATTCCTGATAGTTTCATGAAACTTGTTGAAGCTAAGATGAAGGATAAAGACTTTGATGATTCTTGGGATCTTATAGACCCTCATACTAAAGAAGTTACCGAGACTGTTAAGGCTTCTGATCTATGGGAACAGATACTTAAGACTAGGTTTGAAACAGGAGAGCCTTATCTACATTTCATAGATGCTTCTAATAGACATAGACCTCAAGCTTATAAAGATGCAGGGCTTGAGATTAGCCAATCAAATCTTTGTAGTGAGATTTTAATACCTACAGATCCTGAGACTACAGCAGTATGTTGTCTATCCTCAGTCAACCTAGAGAAGTATGACGAATGGAAGGACACAGACATGGTGAAGGATCTTATAAGGATGCTTGATAATGTTCTACAAGACTTCATAGATAACGCTCCAGAAACTATGTCTAAGGCTGTTAAAGGGGCTATTAGAGGTAGAGATATAGGCTTAGGTGCTATGGGCTTCCATGCTTATCTACAATCTAAAGGTGTTCCTTTTGAATCTGCTTTAGCTAGTTCTTATAATAGGAATATCTTTAAGGATATTAAAGAGAAAGCTACAGAGGCTACTAGAGAGTTGGCTATAGAGAGAGGTCCTTGTCCTATAGAAGAAGATACAATACTTATAAATGAACAACTTACAGGAAAAAGAAAAACCTTATATGGAGACACTCCTACATTTACCTTAAACCATAAAGAAGGTAGCACCTATTCTATAACAGAAACTACAAAGTATATGCAGAGGAATGTTCAGCTATTAGCTATAGCACCTAACGCTTCTTCAGGTATTATTTGTGGTACTAGTCCTTCTATAGAACCTTTCTCTACTAATCTTGTAGGGCAGAAGACTCTTAATGGCACTACTATAGTAAGGAATAAGTTCTTAGAATTAACTGAAGAACAATGGGTTGAAGTATCTTCTGCTCAAGGATCTATTCTAGGGATAGATATAGACGAGTATAAGAAAGATACCTTCAAGACTGCCTTTGAGATAGACCAACATTGGGTTATAGAACATGCAGCAGCTAGACAAGAGTATATCTGCCAGTCTCAGTCTGTTAATCTATTCTTTCCTTCGGATGCTTCTGTAGAATATATGCACTCAGTACATTTTAGTGCTTGGAAAAAAGGATTGAAGACGTTGTACTATTGTAGGACAATGGTACAAAATAGAGCTGATAACATTAGTCTAAAGTTTGATAGACATAGCTATAGCTCAGGTGATAATGAATGTTTAAGTTGTGAGGGTTAATGAATGATTAAATCTAGGAAAGATATTAGACCAGCTATAGAAGAATGGGATAAACTGATTGATAACTATGATGGTAACTTAAATAAGTCTTACGAGTTTGTTCTAGAGTATAATGATAAGTTATTAGAGGCTTTAGCAGAGGCTATAAACTTAGCTGAAGATTTATATACAGGAGAATTATAATGGTAGGTAAATTATATTACACGAGCCCTCTAGAAGCTGCTTACATGGCTAAAGAGTTCGGAGTTAAGTTACGAACTTGGGAACTAGATAATGGGGTACACCCTAAAAGATGGCGATATTGGGATGCAGATGATAAAAGTTTAACAGAGGATTATTCTAAAGGTTGCTGCTCTCCAGAGATAGAGGTAGATCCAGATAGCTACCATATATTTGACAAAAAGATAGGAGATGTTTTGTATTTACATGAAGATCCTATGTCAAGCATTTTTTATGAGGATGTACATATATTGTCTGAGTCTACTAATCAGAACTATTTAAAGAACTTTACCTATAATATCATTATACAAAGAGATAACAAGCCATTTTTTAACCCCAAATTAAAGGAAATACAGGATGACAAGTAAAGCACTACAAGAAAGAAACTACTTCAGACCCTTAGACTTCTCATGGGCTATTGAAGCTACAGAAGCACAACAAAGTATGTTCTGGCTTCCTTCAGAAGTACCTATGAAAGAGGACATATCAGACTGGAAACTAAAGTTAACTCCTGAAGAGAAGAATCTTTTGACTCAGATCTTTAGGTTCTTTGTTACTGCAGATATGGATGTTGCTAAAGGATACTTAGATAATTACATCAAGGTGTTTAAGAATCCTGATCTTAGAATGATGATGACTACCTTTGCTGCTATGGAAGTCAACCACGTATTATCATATGCTCACCTATTAGATACTGTAGGTATGCCTGAGCTAGAGTATAAAGCTTTCCTAGAGTATGAAGAGATGAAAGATAAGCATGATTATGTAGAATCTATGGTGGATCTTAAGCCTAGACTAGATGGTACTTATGCTACCGCAGATCTACTTAAATCTGTAGCTATCTACTCAGCATTTACTGAAGGTATGCAATTGTTCAGTTCCTTTGCCATCCTTATGAACTTCCAAAGGTTTGGTAAGATGAAAGGTATGGGACAGATAGTGAGCTGGAGCATTAACTAAGCTTGAGTGCTCCTTAAATTAGGTGAATTGCTGGAAACTCCTGAGAAGGACAATCAGCAGCCAAGCCAATACTTGCTTGACAGTTATGGCAAGAATTGGAAGGTTCAGAGACTATCTCGAAAGAGAGTAGGGCTAAGTAGCCCGAAGCGCCTAACACTGCAAGAGCGGTGATGATATAGTCCGATCTTTATGGTAACATAAAGCAGCGAAAGCGGGATAAGAGTAACGAACTTATCTGAACATAAATGTAGAGACGAGAGCCTTCATGTAGAATCTATGATTAAAGTATTCCGTACTTTAGTGGAAGACAATAAAGTGTTCTGGAATAGTGCTGCTGGAGATGAGACTAGAGGAGAGATCTATGAATGTTGTAGGCAGATGGTAGATCTAGAGGATAGGTTTATTGACTTAGCTTTTGCTCAAGGTGGAGTAGAGGGATTAACTAAAGAAGAAGTTAAGCAATATATTAGGTATATAGCTGATAGAAGATTACTACAGCTAGGATTAAAAACTAACTATGGAGTTAAAGATAATCCTTTACCTTGGTTAGCTGATATGTTAAACTCTGTAGAACATGCTAACTTCTTTGAAGCTAGAGTTACAGAGTATACTAAGAAGGAGCTTAGTGGATCTTGGGATAATGTTTGGGGTAGAGGTTGATTGTATGGATCATTGGGAGCAGAGACATACTAAGTACAGGTTAGAAGGTAAAGGGCTAGGGTTTGCACCTTATAAATTTGTAAAGGAACTGAGGGAGCTGATTATGAAAGATAAAAGCATAGAAGAACTTAAAGAATTAATTGATAAAGCTACTGAAGAGTTGGCTGACAGAAGTACTGAGGAGGTGTCTGAGAGGATGGGTAGTCACTTTACCATATCTTTTATATTAGACGGACATGTCCATTATGTAGAGTCTGTGTCTTGCTATGGGTATAATACCTTACCAGAGAATATGCAAGTTCGTGTGGGGTGTGTAACCGTAAGTAACAAAGGGAATACACAGATGACGCCTATAACTCTTGTACCAGAGAAACCTTTAGAGGAGTATTTAAAATGGAAGTAACTAGAATACCGTACACTAAAGACTTTGACTCTAGAGTAGTAGATGCTGCTAGAGTTTCGTTCAAGAAAAAAGCAGAGAACTATACTGAAGAACAGAACTCTAAGCTTATCAAGTACCTTATTAAGCATAATCACTTAAGTCCTTTCTTCCATAGTCATCTGACTTTCCTAGTGGATTGTTCTTGGGATGATCTAGAGGATGTTATAACTAACAAGAGACTTATGGCAGGTCTTAATATATCTACTGTGAACGAAGGTAAGATTATATCAGGTAGCTTATGGGCGTTATTAGAGCTTATAAAATTACGGATAGGCTTTGACGACCTAGAATACGAGATTAGGTATAAGGCTAATAAAACTGTAAGTAATGCTTTATCCGAGCCTGTCTGGTCTAATCATATCCATGATATAACTTTAGTAGAATTTATTACTGATCCTAAGCACAACTATAAAACTCTACATATTAAGAATCCTATCTTTATAGAGCGTCAGATGATTAAGCATCAGCTAGACTTTGGCTTTAGCTTTCCTTTAGAGTTAGCTAAGAATGAAGTAAGCCGTAGATACGTATCAGATGATCCTGAGTTCTATACTCCAGATAACTGGAGGAAAGCTTCTAAGAATAAGAAGCAAGGATCTTGTGAGGATGAGTTTGTGGATTGGGAGCCTGTCCTTCAGCACCCTATTACTGGAGAGTATGTACCATACCATGAAGTAGGCAAATACCTATACATAGAAGGGATAGGAGAGGCAGTATCGCCAGAGCAAGTCCGTATGATACCTCCTCAGAGTATGTATACTGAATACTATCTTACAGGTAATATGGATGCTTGGAATAGGCTTATAGGTTTAAGAGAAGATCCTCATGCTCAGAAAGAGATCAGGGATTTAGCAGCTATGATTAAAGAGGAACTTAAGGATGACTAAATATACTGTATACAAATGGGAGATATCATCCTATAGAAAGTATGTAAAGGATTTTTCTTTTGAGATACAAAATGACAAGGCATTAGAGGGTATCACAGACTGGTCAGACATATCTTTAGACATAAAAGTAACACCAAATAAAGGTAAAGAATTTTATATTCAGTACTATCTTTGTAAAGATAGTAGATCCCTACTAGAAGTTATTGAAGAGGAGCTTAAAGATGACTAATAAATTTGAACTAGAAATAACATATGATGAAGATACAAATGCTATAAGATTATCTTATGATCTAAACCCTAAAGATATAGATCTATTTCATCCCCTATCTATTAATGCAGGGTTTATACTTGCAGCTCTAGATTTTATTAATTCAGCTTCTATGGAGCAACTAGAAGAGGTTTCAGCATTAATGCAGGAAGAATTAGATGAAAAAGAAAAATCTGAAACCTGTCATTAAATTTCTAAAGGAGAAGCATAGAGCTATGGGAAGAAGGGCTAAAGGTATAACTACTAGAAGCCCTCACATATTCTTAGGCTTAAGTGTTTGTCCTTTAGAAGAGTTTCTTGACTGGTCTATAAGTAATGATGTATTCTTAAGACTATATGATGATTGGATATTATCTGATAAAGATATAAAGCTTACTCCTGTAGCACATAGAGTACTACCTAGTCAAGGATATGAAGTATGGAATATGTTATGGATGAGTAACACCAATAGTGCAATAGCAAATAATATGAGAAGGAGAATGTAAAGTGAGATTAAATAGAGGTGAGGAAATAATACTAGCTATAGGGGATAGTCAGTATCCTTTTGAGCATCCAGATACCTTTCCATTCTTAAAAGCTATTAAAAAGAAGTGGAAGCCTACTAAAGTAATTCATATAGGGGATAGTATTGATGCTAACAATTTCTCAACATTCCTTTCAGATCCGCAAGGATTATCTCCTATAGAGGAGTATAAACAAGCTAAAGAAAGATTAGAAGAACAGTATGAGATATTTCCTACTGGAGTAGAAGTATACTCCAACCACGTAGCTAGGATAGAATTAAGAAGAGCTGAAGCTGGATTACTACCAGAGTTTATGAAGCCTTTAAGGGAAATCTTATGTATGCCTGATGGGTGGGATATTCAAGAGTATGTTATCATTGATGGTATAAGGTTTGAGCATGGGGATAGAGCAGGAGGTATGTATGCTGCTAAGAAGTTGGAGTCTATCAACAGAAGATCTACTGTTATAGGACACCATCATTCTCATGGAGGCATTCAATATCAGGCTAATGATGAGTTTATGACATTTGCAGCTAATGCTGGGTGTCTTATAGATATAGAATCTTATGCCTTTAAGTATGGAAAGAAGTTTCCTCATAAGCCTACATTAGGTAGTCTGATTGTTAATAAAGGTGTACCGCATTTTATACCTATGATTATAAATGAAGAAGGAAGATGGATAGGAGAGATATTATAATGAAAGTATTATTAATAGGATTATTACTAAATGGTTTTAATCAAGGGTATGTAACCATAGATGAGTATCCTAGTTTGGAAGAATGTAATAAAGATAAATACTTCCTTCAAGCTAAACCTGATACAAGAAATACAGAGTTCTTATGTGTTAAACAACTAGAAGGGGAGGCTATAGATGCATAAAGCAGTAATATTTAATGGACCTCCAGGCTCAGGTAAAGATACCTCAGCTAAACTATTTCAATCTGCTCTACGTAAGAGATGTATAGGAGCTATGAGAATATCTATAGCCCAACCTATGAAAGATGCAGTACATAAATTCTATAGTATACCATATAGTAAGACTGCTATAGAAAAAATAAAAGATACTCCTTTAGAGGTACTTAATGGTAACTCACTAAGAGATGAGTATATAGCTTTTAGTGAACAGTTTATCAAACCTAGAATGGGATTAGATTTCTTCGGTAAACAATTTGTAGGAAGACTTAAGAAGAGAGAGAATGATGGTATCTTCCTGGTCTCTGATTGTGGCTTCCAAGAGGAGTATGAAGTTATCCAAGACTATCTAGGTAAAGATAATATTATGGTAGTACAAATGATAAGATCAGGAAAGAACTTCAGGAATGATTCTAGAGAATACATAGATCCTAATGGAAGTTTTCATCTACCTGTATTCAATCATAAAGATATTAAAGCTCTAACCTGCTGTATAACTTCAGCAGTAGAAGACCACTTCTTAAAAAAGATATTAAGACCTGGACTCTAGTATAGCTTCCAATTGTTTCCTATCCTCTTCTTCCTCTATCTGATCTAATAGCTGGGATCTCTGTCTCAGCTTAAATCCTTTATACATCTCAAAAGGATCTACAAATTCTAATCCTTTAGAATCAAAGAAAGGTTTCCTAGCTAACGCCTCTCTATACTCATCGTCCCAGAATCTACTAGTAGCTAAAGCAGAAGAATAAATATTTAACATCTCATGCTCTAAGTTCTGTATCATCCTAGCTTTAACAGGATCCCCCCAGAACTCAGTCTTTACTGTACCTACATCTTTATTCTCTCTGATATTCTTGATCTGTACTCTTAAGATATTAATATCTTGTTTAGCTTGATCGAATAAATCATACATAGCTAACTCATCTCTATACTCATTATAGAAATTCTGTAAGGCTGCACTATCCTTAGCTGTAGCATTAGGTCTATCAGCTTTGGCTGTAAGAGAATCTAATTGTACTTTCTTATCAGATAGATAATTATCTGCTGTATAGAATTTATCTATTAATGGCAGGTTATTTCTTTTACCTACAGAACCAAAGACTTGTCTGAAACTAAATATCTTATTGTTAGGAATCTCAGGTATTTCTGATCCATCATTCCTTATCTTAGCTACCATCCTCTCACCTAATTGCATTACAGATAAACCTGCATCTGCTAAGGTACTTTGCATAATATACTGTAGTTGAATAGGAGATACATCGATACCTGTAGCTACTCCATTCCTATCAGGCTTAGCTAAAGATTTAGCATAAGACTTGAAAGCATCTAAAGTACCAGGCTTATCTTCTGTCCATCTTCTTCCTTCAGGTTGCCTAACAGATCTAGGTACAATAGGATTATTAAAGTAGTTCTTATTAGCAGCTAGATCCATAGGTATACTAAATATTGGAGGAGTTATGGATCCAGGGAGTGTAGCTCCTGCCAATATATCTTTAGTAGCCCTAGAGAACTTCTCTAAAGTAAATCCTTGAGCTGCTAGTTCTTTACCTATATCTGTATTAGTATACTTATCCTCTATTACTTTATCATAGATTAGATCCATACTAGACCCTACAAAGTCTACCAGACCGTCTACTCCAATAGATCCTACCACCCCTACTCCATGCGCTCTAGGCATACGTAAAGTATTATAATAGCCTCCATTCTCTCTAACTGCTTGAGCAAAGGCTGTAAGATTATCTGGATCCTCCCCTAGTAATATTTCTTTAACTTGAGGAGGGATGCCTAATATAATCTCATCATCCGTCAGCTTCCTATTAAAAGGTCTTTCATCTCCGTAAAGCTCTTCAAAGATTTCATCTCCAAATAAACTATTCCATTCTTTAATAAGAAGATACTTAGGATATACACCATACATCATACGGTTAACCATTTGCTTAGGCTCATACTTACCCAATCTAAACATACGGTCTAAACCTTTGATATGTGCAGCTAAGAAAGGTGCTGATCTTATAGCATTATCCCATCTAGTACTATATCCTTTCTGAGAGAAATTGATAGATAAATCTTTAGCTAGGGCTAAAGCTTCAGCATCTGTCTTACCCTGAGCTTTAGCTATCTTATACTCCATAATCCTTGGAGCTAGCTCTACCTTCTCTGCCATATTTTCAAAGAAGCTGTGTACATTCTTTAAAGGTTGAGTAGATAAGATTCCTCTATCTTGTATATTAGATCTTATATTTTTTATCTGCTCTTCTAATGGTAATCCAGATAACTCAGAGCCATAAGTCCTTCCTAACCCATAGTTTAATTTAAAGAACTCATCCATCTTAGGATCTATAGTACTATTAAATACTGTTTCCAAATTAGATTTATAAGGAATGTAATCTTTAAAAGGTACAGCATTAGAGAATATCATAGTTCCTTCTGTCTCTCTTAAAAAAGATCTTATTTGAAAGAAAGGATTATATACAGTAATAGCATTACGAACTAATGCAGCCATATTATGCATAGCCTTAAATACAATGCCTGAATCCTTAGCTTTATAATCCAGTATATTTCTTAAGAGTTTGTTATTAGGGGTGAGCTGTAGTTCTACCCCATCAATGAAGAAAGATTCAGGATCTGCTGTCTTACGTAAGGTATCAGTAATCTCTAAAGGAGTTACTTCTGTATTAGTTATTCTTCTTACATTACCTTGTTTAATCTTTTCTAAAGCTATGAGGACATCTTCTTTAGACTCTCTAAATAAAGTACCCCAAGCTTCATCATCTAATTGTATTAGGAAATCAAAGATACCTTTCTTTCTTCTTTGCATCTCTGTAGCATTTAAAGTTTTAGTAATAGCTAATACATGAGCATCTAATGCTCCAATATTCTTAAGCTTATCATTACCCGATCTATACTTTAATACTCCAGCAGAAGATATACTCTTATCTAAATCTAAACTATCTACACCTTCAACTTCAATAATTCTATAGTGAGGGGTATAATTAGGGTGGGCTGCTCTAATATTATTAGCATCTCTCTGAGAGAGTCTACCAGATAATACAGCTTCATCCAATACTATATTAGATATTTTATTCTTTCCTTCTAATAAAGGTTTAACCCAAGATTCTTTTTCATACTTAGCTACAGTAGCCTCAGCTATCTCTTGTACATCTGGATCTACAGTATAGTATTTATCTATTTGAGATTTTAGGTTAGATATCTTAGATATGACTTTGTCAGTTATATTTTCATCAATATCTTTATTAGCTTTTAAATCCTCTATAAACCCTTTTTTAGAAGGGTCTACTCCTACAGGTAGGTCTCCAGCTATATCTTTAATCTGCTGCTCTAAGACCTCTCTCTGTTGGTTTTTATAGATAATAGTATCAAGAGTATCTCTAGCTATAAGAAAATTAGATACAGCTTCTTCTGAGCCACTAGATTGAATAGCTTCATTGAATACTACATTGAGTGGTTTCCCATCTATAGCTTCTAGTAATCCATCTTCTTTTCTTCTGACGGCTAATCTATGAGTGCTAGAATCTTTAAGAGATACAGAATCCCCTATTAAAGATTTAGCCTGGACTCCTGACTGCTCATCTATAAGTTGTATTTTTCTAGGAATACTATCCTCTAGAATATCTCTTCTTCCTGTCTCATTATATTCTTTAGCAGCTCTAGATACTCTTTCAATATTGTATAAAGGGGCGTATCTTGATATAAGAGCTGCATGAGCATCTGCTATCTTAGACTCAAAGATAGATTGCATATCTTCTCCAGTTACAGCTAGAGCCATATAATTAGGATACATCTCAGTTAATATTTCTGGATCTACATTCTGTCTTAGGGAAGTTTCTAGTATTTCATCTTTAGGATTGACTAGTTGTTGTCCCCCCTCATTCTTAATAACTCCAGGGAATATCTTATTTAGTTTCTCTGTAGCTTGTGCTTCTATTTCTGCTGCTTGGGTTAACCTTAACTCGAATTTAAGCCACACATCTTCCGCAGCTAATTCATTATCTAAAGGAATCCATTTATCTATAGCTTCCTTAGATATAGAATGTATCTTCTTTAATCCTTTAATACTCTCTTGTCCAAATACAAAGACTTCTTTCAATCCCTTGGCTATACCTCCAGTTTCTAAAGGAACAATAAATCTACTTTCTAAAGTAGGATCTATCTCTCCTCCAGTTAAACCAACTACTAAACTTTCGTTATCTAGTTCTTTAGAATTAACTACTCCTACCCCAAGCATCTCTCCTTTAACACTTTGGTCAAATAATTCTGCTGAAGTAATACCTTCTTTACTAGTAGCTTTCTTATGTTTCATATAAGACATTACTTTCTTCCTAGCTCCTAGTACTCCTCCTGCTAGCAAAGTTATGAACGAAGCTACATCTTTTTCTGATTCAGTAACATCTTCAGGTACTAAAAGCTCGAAGGATTCTTTAATATCCGCACCTAAATTATCTCCTAGCTCTTGTACTACATCTCCTGTAGTACCTAAGATTTCTGCTAACTGGCTTTTATTAAACTCTTCTGATAAAGTATTAAACTCTTCTAAGGTTACAAAAGGATTACCTTGCTCTAACCAAGAGTTAAATGTAGGTAATAGAACTTCTTTTCCTTTTGCAACATTCTTCATAGTCTCTGTTGCTAGATATAAAAGATCCGTGGGCAATGTACCTACAGCTACAGTAAACCCTTCAGCTGTCTTACCTGCTACAGAGGGGATAGATGCTATCATAGATGCAGTAGTACCTAATACTTCTCCTACTCCAGTCCCAGGACCCATACCTTCAGGTACATCCTCCCCTTTCATAGCCATGTAAGCACCTCCTATAATATTATCTATGAGGGTATCTAAGCCAGATCTAGGGTCAGATATTACTTCTGTATCTCGTATAAAATCCTCTGATTGCTCTAAGGTAATAGTAGCTTCCTGATCTGACATCTCTATACCAGAGAAGATAGACTCTAAAGATTCCTTTCCTTCTGGAAGCTCCATGCCTATTTCATCAGCTAACTCCCTGGTAGGTTGATTGAACACCTCTTCCTCTACAGGTAGATAATTATTTAATTCTTCATCAGTAATATTAATATCTTGGAATAGCTCTTCTAAAGTAGCCACTATCTACCTCTTAATAAATCTCTAATCTGCTCATCTGTATAGCCTAAGTCTTTAGCTCTTTGAATAGCTTGCTGTATCTTTCTTTGCCTGTCTGTAGCTAAAGATTCTTCCTTTCTACCTACATCTAGTTTGTCTGTTAATGGAGTAGCTACCTCTTCGGATACAACCTCTCTTGCAGGACGTATCAATTCTTTAGCTTCTTTAATTCTTCTTTGTCTATCTGAATTGAGGAAGATAGGTACTTGACCTGAAAGCTTAATAGGTGTATCTCCTAGCACTTCTTTATATATAGAAGAAAACTCTTTAAAGGCTGCCACCTTCTCTTCGTCACTAGTAGCTAAGTCTAAAGTATTTAATGTTTTCTCCATCCTGCCAGCTGCATCTAACTCACGAGGACCGATAGTAGAGCCTTTCTCTTTACCTATATGTATAGCTATTGATTGCGCCCTAGATTCAGATTGAAGTACTTCTCTTTTAGCCATATGAACGGTAGGCTCTACTAGATGGGTGACTACATTACCTTCTACTAATATATTCTTATTATCGACACCTTCTTTTATAAGTTCGTTTTTCCTGGCATCAGATAAGGACATGACTTTAGGTATCTTCTTTCCTTCTGGGAATAACGGAGATAAAGCCATAGTATTCTTATCGTCCCCTGTTACAGCCCACATATCATTAAACTGTCTTAAAGTATCTCTATCAATCAAAGAACCTATAGGTTTATTCTTCTCTTCTTTAAACTCTTCTAAAACCTTACGTTTATGCTCTAGTCTGTCTAGTATATTCTTAGGAGCTTTCTGTTCATAAGCTAGATCTATTACTTTATCTACAGTAGACAGAGTCAAAGCACCTCCATTAGCAGAAGTAGTATCTCCATTAGTATCAAAAGCAATATTAAGCTTTTCATTCCAGGCTTCTAACCTTTCCTTCTCTCTCTTAACTTTAGCAATAGCTTCATACTGGCTAGCTGCAGTTTTTAGCTCTAGCTTTTTAGTGTAAAGATTTAATTCATCTGCGTTTCTTTGTGCTCTTACCTCATCTTCTCTCTTAGCTTTTCTTCTTTCTTTCTTTTTTTCTTGTACAATCTTAGAACCAGTACCAAAGAAACCTCCTAAGAAATCTTCTAATCCTGACATTATAATCCTCCTAGTATATCTTCTTCTGTAGGCTCTTCAGTAGGTAATTCTTCTACTTGGGGTTCTACGGATAGGTTGTTAGGCATAGAAGATATAAACTCTTCCATCTCTTCATCTGGTGCATGAATAATTAACTCTTCTGATTTAAGTAAGCCATTAGCTACAGCTCTTTGTCCAATAGATACAACCATTTGATGTACTGTATTAGCTATAGATAAAGCCATATCAAAAGTAAAATATCCTTTGGCTGCTCCTTGGAATAGGTTTATTCTAGCTAAAGCTTCAGCTGGTGCGCCATTCTTTAGCATACCTATTAATTGAGCTTGTCTTCTTTGTTTAGTCATCTCATTCCACAGATAAGATAATACTTCATCTGGATCTGTGAATCTTGGTTGTTGCTCATAAGCTGAAGATCCTTTAGGTAAAGTCAGAGACTCTCCAGGTATAGGGGCTGCTAATGCATCTATAGGTGTTGCCATTATTTACCTCCATCTATTTTAGAAAACTCTCGTAATCTATATAGCCATTGTTGTTCTATGGCTCTCATATTAACTGAAGAGATAGATCTACTATCTCCTGCTGATACTCCAGGACCTTCTCTCACCTGCCCTTCAGATGTAGATACTCCTAGATTACTTTTATCACTAGGGCTGAAAGCCGTAAGAGATGCTTCAGATACAGATCCTGAAGACTCATCTTCATCATCATCTAAGATACCTATCTCTTCTAAGCTCCTATCGAAGAAGCCGGCGACATCATCGTAAGCTCCTTTTAAATCATTAAATATATTAGCAAATATATCTGACATATTATCTCCTATAACCAAATGGAAGCAGCAAACGAGCCTGCTTGCTCTAACCATCCTGCATCATTCCTTGAACTGAATTGTCTGTTAGTAGCTGCTTGAGCTGCATTATATGCTCTAGTCTTAGCATTCTCGGATGCAGTGAAAGCCCAGGCTGCTTCATCTCTAAACTGCTGCCAGATATTATTCTGAGCAGAAGCAGACATATTGAATCTATTTTGTACGTTAGCTTGCATAGCTGCATTAATAGCAGTAGTGTTAGCTGTATTGAGTTGTCGTCTCCAAACTACATTAGATTGGTTGACAGCAAATTGCATTTGTGAATTGAAAGTTTCTCTTTCATGTGCTAGTTTAGCATTAAACTCTTTAACTGTCAAATCTATCTGAGCATTAGCCTTAGATAAATCAGCCTCTATTTGTGTAGTTAAAGCAGAAGCTCTATTCTCTTCAGCAGCATTGAACTGGCTGATAGTAGTCATTCTATTAGCGTTCTGATCTCGGATGCTTGTAACCATCTTAGCTACAAATTGTTCTCTCTGTAATTCAGAGGCTGCATTAATCTGTTCAGCAGCATTAGCTATAGATGTGTCTGTTAGCATATTCTGCTGTCTGACTCTTAGGTTTTCCAGCTCTGTCTGTTGTCTGTTATTTAGGTTAGCTAGATCTGCCTGAAAGTAAGTCTTAGCATCAGCAGCTGCTATAGGTAGTGCGCTATTAATAACAGCAGCAGTAATAGCTTCTCCTGCTATAGAGCTAGCACCTAATCCTTTTGAAGCTAATATTCCTTGAGCTTTAGCTACTGCACCTCTAGCCCATAAAGGTACTTCACCTTCTTCTACTCCTGATAATAAATTCTCTAACTGTCCTTGTACTGTAGCATTAGCATCTACTGTCATCTGCTGTGCTACCGCTGGGTCTACAGCTTGAGTGAATTGAGGTGTTACCTGCCCTGCTTCTGAGGATACTAAACCTTGGACTTGAGAAGGATCTACTTGTTGAGCTTGAGCTTGAGTAGTTTGTATTGGAGTTGGAGGAGCTATTGTTGGTACAGAAGTAATAGCCTGTCCTGTAGGACTTAAGGTTTGAGGAGCTTGTAGTATTTCTTGTGATTGTACCTGTTGGGTGACAGGAGTAAACTCTGCTCCTGAAGCTAAAGTAGGGTTTCTTACTTGGGATGCTACTACATCTGTAATAGGAATACCTGGAGCTACAGTCTGCATCAATCCTGCTGCACTATATTCTGGCTCTATTCTTTGCCTAGCTGTAGCATAAGACTCTATTAATTGAGGGTTCTCTCGTAGGAATTGATCCCCTCTTCCTTCTCCTGCTTGCCCTTGAAAGCCAAGGCTCTCTAATATTTGCTGGTTTTGTGATCTAGTGATAGCCATTATTTAATTACCATATCAAAATTCTTTATTACCCAAGCTATAACTGTAGCTAATATTCCCATTACAGAACCACCTGTCATCCAAACTACCTTAGATACTTTATTAAGGTATTTAGCTTCTTTATATTGCTCTACTATATTTTTATGATCTATATTTATTATTTTTATATCTTCTTTTATTGCTTCTACTACATCTGTATAAGGAGCTAAGGTGTCCTCTAGCTTTTTATCTAGAGTGCCATCAATCTTAGTCTGCCATTGGATAGCATTATTAAATCGTACTTTATCAGATTCATATTCTTTAACATGACCTTTAAATCCCATAGATATTTCTTGATGCTCTAGTTTTAATTGATTGACATCTTTAGATATCTGCTTAACATCAGTTTGTATATCTCGTACTATACCTAGTAATAGAGGGTCTGTACTCATAGAATGATCTCCTGTCTTTCTCCTAAACAATCAAACTTCATAACATCTTCAGGAGTCATCTCACTAGGATTTATATCTTCTGGTACTCTTCCTGCTAACTGTAAAGCTTTAGTTACTAATTCACTACAGAATAGACTAGAGAAGTCTGTATCATTCTCTAATCCTAATCCGTCCAAGAGATCTAACCCTGCACCTAATGCTTGGATGGTATCATAAGGAGTTCTTTGAGTATGCTTGTATCTCAACCAATCTATCATAGCAGTTTGTTTATACTCATCTAAAGGCTCTAGTAGAGGTACATGATAGATTTGCCCTTTCTCCGATTCTATCCTACGGGATAGTTGTTGGATCTGGACACCAACAAACAATTCTTTAGTAACTGCATCTGGTGTGGTGGCTAAAGATGTTGATTCTATGATATGAACCATATGCCCTAGCTCTAAGCTATTTGATTCTAATACAATACCTACATGAGATATATCACTTCTTGTAGCAAATTTAATCAAGTTGCTTACTCTAGACTTTCCTGAGAAAGCGATTACATCTCCAACTTTTAATTGTGATCTTATATCAGAATACTTAATAGACATACACTACCTGTAAAATATTTCATTAAACTTTCTCTATGACCTGATAAGCATAGCTTACGTCTAAAGATGTTTGGGGGTTGGTACAAGTTACTCCTATCTGCGTAGCACTATTGAGAGTTACCTCTACCATAGAGGGAAAAGGCTGTGCTGACCCATATGATCCTGCTGTCTGTATAGCCCCCGATGGTATAATAAATGTATCTCCAGTACCTACAGAGGATATAGTCTGTGTAGCACTTGTAGCAGAAGCTGCTAAAGCTACGGTAGCATATTGATTAGATAAAATAACATTGTCTTCAAACTCTACTATAAAACCACTTACAGTATCTGAAGACCCAGATGTACCATTTCTAGTAAGTCTTAAGTTTGTAGAGCTAGTAAGCTGCCAGCTACAGACATAATCGCTGTATGTAACCACAGCGTTTCTTAAGTCCTGTGTTGCAATGATAATACTACTAGTAGTATCGACAGATGTTATAGTTATGTCTTTAGTGCTATTACCTGTAGTCACAGTATCTGAGAAAGTCTGTATAGACTTAATACCTCCACCACCTACAAAATTACCTACATAGCCTTGCATATTACGGAATCCTAAAATATAAAATTACAACTAAGCCTTTTGCTGGAGTAGTACTAACAGCATCAATATCTATTCTTAGTACATCTCCTGTAGCTACATCATCAGTAGCTGTATTAATAACTGCTGGAGTAGCTGCTGTAGAACTATTAGTTTCAGTAGAGTCTATCGTGAGTACCGTAGATAGCATGTCTACTGCATCTGTTACATTATGTACTTGGATATCAGTAGTACCTGTTGTACCTGCGGTAGCTACAAAAGCTTCTATTGAGACTAGGTCCATCCCATTTAAAGTAGAAGGTACATGAAAATAGCTCCATCCATCTCCTGTGGAAGTATCTAAAGTAGTAGCACTAGGAAAAGATACTGGAATTAAACCATAGTTACTATCAGATAAAGCCCCTGGAGTAATAGTTCTTCCTGTATCTGTACCTGTGTTTATCTCTGTTGTTGTAGCTAATTCAGATATACCTTTACCTGTAGTAGTAGCATCATCTATAGCTACATCTCCAGCAGTAACTGTAAAGTAAGTAGGAGAGAAACTAGCTATACCTAGTGAACTGGCTGAAGCTTGGTCAGCATCTAATATAACAGTACCTGTCTCATCAGGAAATGTATAAGTTTGGTCAGAAGATAATGTAGCCATACTTATTGTACCAGTATTAGCTGCATCTGAATCTAATAAGATTTGATTAGTTGAATTCTTACATCTCAGTTTATTAATCTCGAAATTAGATTCATTAACTACAGTCCAAGTACCTGATACATTCTTTAAGAAGTCTCCATCTACAGGTGTAATAGCTGCTATCTCTCCAAGCTCTGCATTGTAGGCTTGTACATCTGTACCTATAGCTACACCTAAAGATGTCCTTGCAGCACTGGCTGTAGTAGCATTAGTACCCCCATTAGCTACAGGGAGAGTACCTGATACAGAAGCTGTTAAACTTATCTGAGGTCCTTCACCTGGAGTCCCATCATGAGAATGTCCTGTACTAGCATCGAATGCTGCAAGCAATGCGTTAAATTCATTATTAAGATGTGAAGCTTCAATAGTATTTCCTGTAATAATATTGGCTGCTTCTTGCCTGACGTACCCTGATCCCATATTACTTTCTTCCTTTTGGACTGTATGTTATTTGATAGCTGTCTATTCTATGTGATGCTTTATCTGAAGTAGAAGATGTGTATTTAAAAGCTGCTGTAAACCCTGATCCGTGTAGTGATTTTCTAAATACTGGAAACTCTAAGATACCATAACTAGATGTCCCATACACAGCAGATCCATATGTACTTCCTCCAGCAGCTGTAGCTATTGTTTGGCTTGGAGGTTGGATCTTATCTGTCTCTTGGAAATCAAATAATACGGATAAATCTGTTTCTATAGAACCTTCTACTTGAGTATAGATATCTGCCTTATGTAATACTTTTCTTATAGTAGCATCATCAAAAGTTATCTGAGGAGAAGAATATACTGCTGATATCTCATCTCCATCAAAATTATTTCCTGATTCTAATTGATAGACATAGCCATCAGAAGGATGTCCAAATACTACTACTTCATCTGATCCATCATAAAAAGAATCACAACAATAAGGTTGAATACCTTTTAAAGTAGACCACTCATAAGAGATACCTGCTTCTGTAGGTTCTAGTTTTCCTAATACACCTAATGTACTAGATTCAGTAATACTAGAATCAAACTTAAATAATCTATATTGAGACTTTCTTCTTATAGTACAAGAGCTAAAGTTATCATTTGTAACAGAGGCTATCAAAGGTTTGATAAAAGGTTGTATTCTTCTAGACAATAATGCTAGTTCAATATCTCCTATTCTTTCTGTAGCTGCTACGGATCTTAATCCATCTGGAGCTAAGAAAGTTAAATCCCCTCCTAACTCCTGTATACTATCTGTAGCTATACATCCAATAGATTTAGCTACATCTAATACTGCAAATGAAGTACCTACATCTTCTACTATTTTATAAATACTATTCCTACAGAATACATATAAAGTATCTCTAAAGGTCTTAATACCTACAATTATATCTCCTACATTTACTTCTACTGCACCATCTACTCCAGAAAACTTCAAGTCATCATTAGGTGCAGATAAAGTTACAGCTGAAGGATTAGAGCTATATCCTGCTAGACATAACCTTCCTAAGAAATATTCACAAAACTTAGGGTCTGCTGGAGGGGTTCCTGATCCTGATCCTGATCCATCTATAAGAGTCTGATCCCCAGAGGTAGTACCATTATATCTTACTGCTTCATCCTTGCCATCGACCATGACAAGTCTTTCCTCTCCCATATAGTAGGATACAAACCTAGCTTTACCTGGAGCTGTAGTAGATCTAGCAGCACCTGATACATCAGCCCAACCTGAGCCTGTACTATAATGGAGCCTGTAGTCATTTGATGTACCAGTATCTGCATAAGCAAATACTCCTGAGAAAGCTACTTTAACGCCATATACTTTCTTATCACTACCTGTAGCTAGCTCGGCAGAATCATACTTACTATAACCATCAATACGTCTATAGCCACCTTCCAATGCTGGTTCATAGTTCTGTAATATCCTAGCAGAACCTGGGGTTACAGTTCCTTGAGTCAAGGCATCGGTATCTAGTACCAACCCACCTTTACATATAACTACTTTAGACTGCCATCTACTTACCAATTACCAGCCCTCGCTGTATCATCTTGAACTATTAATGCTCTACGCATATCATTTACTTTCTTTTCAAACATCTTCTCTGTTTGTTGTGCTTTAACTTCATCGTCTAAATAGTGATGCATATACACTACTGCTCCTAAAACTATTATATGCCTGTACATAGAAGGTATAGAAGGGGTGTCAGTAGAAGCACTCAACTCTGTAGGTTTAGCAAAATACTCATACTCTACAGTATAAACATCATCTGTTTTAGGGTAGAAGATAGCTTTATTATCTAAGGTTCTTACTACATTCTCTGGTTTATTATACTCATCTGAAGTAAGGGCGTTCTCTTCTGTTTCCCTATTGTATTTTTTGTATTTGTCATATGATATAAAGTTTAACTCTTTATGGTCTGGTGAAGTAAGAGCTGCATCATATTGTATGAAGAATGAATCCCAATCTACACTAGCTGCATTAGCATTTAAAGAGTACTCTAATGTACCTGCTACTAGAGTGACAGTATCTGTAGTCTTAGCAAAAGACCATTCATTCTGTTCTTGATTATATATATCTACTATAGAATAATTTATAGCACATTTAACATAATTATGCAAGCCTACCGCTGCATTAAACTCCGTACTATCTGCAAAAGTTTCTTCCCCTATTGCCTTTAGTACTTCATTACATAATCCTATATAATCGTATGCCATAATATTCCTTTAAATAAGAAGGGGAGGCTTCCCTCCCCAAGTAGTTTAGTTAGTATAAGTAGGCTCAGTAGCGTTAGCATTACGGACCATACTTCCAACTTCAACAACAAATCTTAACTTACCAGTAGCAATAGTACCACCTGTAACTTTAAGTCTGATTTCTGCTGCTGAACCTTGATACTTCTCATTATCAGAAGTAAGAGTTAAGTTAGTACCAGCAGTCAGAGTAGTTGCATTAGTAACATACTCATCATCATCCGCTGCATCACCAACATCAATCCTTGCTCCTGCACCTAAAGAAAGTGCCTCAACAACTTCGATTTGTTTAATTTTGTAATAAGTATCAGCTGGGAAGCTAAATACTGTTACATATTCAGTGGTAGCCAAACCAGCAGTAACTGCCTCAGCTATGTCAATTTCCCAGTGAATGTCCATAGGTTTAGAACCTGGGACAACAACTGTAGAACCACCACATGCAAGTGTAGTAACATTTGCCATAATTTTTATCTCCTTATATTATTAACCAAAAGTAACAGTTCCATGGAACACACTTTCATCTTTAATTACTTGTCTACCAAATACATGAAGACCAGCAAACATTTGACCAAAGCCATCAGGAATATCAGCTACCTTAGTTTTATCAATAGCTTGAACAGCTGCAACTGCATTAACATTACCATAGATAACATCCGTATTTGCAGGAAGGTTATTAGATTTGTAAAGTACAAACCCTTTAACAACTCTGTTAGCACCAAATTTAGTTGCACGTAAAGCATTAAACTCTGTATCTCCAGTATAAGAAATATCAGTAAGACTAGAGTCTTCATCTTCCATATACTCGAAGAAACGAGGGGAGCATACTGCATAACGCCCTGCTTCAGCTACATCATTCTCATCTAAAACCCTACGGCAAGTACCTAAGTAGTTTAGAGGGGTAGTTAAACCTGCTCCAAAACCAATAGATACACCAGTAGTAGATGCATTAGTAGAAGCATTAGAAACAATGAAAGATAATACAGAAGTATCATAGTTATTTCTAAGAGCATATACACCAGCGTTCATGAGCTTAGGAGCCCAATCTACATGACCTAAAGCTTTCTCAATATCATCCATCTCAAAGGCAAAACTATTAGCTTCAGAGATAGTTAAGACTACTTTATCGTCATCAATTCTTTGTGGTGTTAAACGCTTACCTCTAGCATAAGGTGTAACTGTGATTTCAGGCTCTTTCATAATCTCTACTTCAGAACCCATACCTACAGGACCATCTGATAGATAATCATTATTAGTGATTTCTTCTACCACAGAAATGGTTCTGTTAAACATAATCAAATCATTTGAGAATGTTATCTTAGACCAGTTGCCATTAGGAAACTGACCGTAACCAGCAGCAGCTGGGAATGGATTATTACCCATATTTTAATCTCCTTTATTTTTTACTTAAGTCGTATTCAATCCGACCCTCTTTTTCAGCCTCTAGGATTTTATCCCTATTCTTCTCCCACCAATGAGGGGAAGAATTAGCTTTCTTTTGAATTTCAGATTCTTTATAGACTTTCTTTTCTTTTGTTACCTGACCTTTAGAATTACTTATTACTGATTCAGCTGCTTTAGTTTGACTTTCTTTCGTACTAATAGTACTTTTATATAAGTTAAACCCTACAACCCAATCTTCTACAGATCCTTCAGTGGTAAATAAACCTTTAACACCAGATGATTGTTTTTGATACCATTCTTTAAACTCAGGAGAGTCTTTGATATCTTTAGCATCAGGATGTTTTTTAAGAAGTTCAACATGTTTTTGATTAGCTGTTACTTCTTGATGCTGAAGTTTAAGCTTCTCTATTTTATTAGAGTATTCTTTATCTGCTTCAAGTAGATTGGTCTTAATCATTGTCTCTATAGAGTCAAACAAATCCTTATTCTCTTGTTTGAATTTCTCTATGTCTTCTTTAGATTTAGGTAACACTACTTCAGGTTTTGTAGCAGTATTTAGTCTTTCTTCAAGGTCTTTGATTTTGTCTTTGTATTCAGTTACTTGCTGATCTTTAAATGATTGAAGATCCTTATATCTCTTCTCCCACACGTCTGTAGGTTCTTCAGTTTCGGAAGGGGTATCTAATTCTTTAGATTCCTTTTTATCTTCAGGTTCTGCTTTTTCTTCTATAGTATTTTTTTCAGGGGTTCCTGATCTATCGAAGATGGGCGCACCACCTTTACTTGCATCTACAGTAGCAAATAGATTTTCTACACTTGACATATTAACTTATCTCCATTGGGTTTTGTTGTGAAAACAAAGTGTCCAATACTAAGTCGAACTAAAATAAAAGGGTTTAGTTATACTAAGTATCCTTTGTTAAATTGTGAATATATCTTCTGATTCTAAAGCAGCTTCTTCTACAGGTTCTTCAAGAGGTTTTACTTCTTGAGCTGCTTTAGTCACTAAACTTTCTTCATCAGAATCTACAGAAGCCTTCTCCCTTTCTGAAATAGATATGGTCTTATTCATATCTGTCATAGGTTGGAAGAAGTCTAAGGCAGGATCTCCTAATATTAAACCTATCATGGCTAATGTCTCAGGGGTTAAATGATCCAAAAAGAACTCCTTTTGATTATCAGGAAGTTCATTCATACGAGCATCAAGTAAAGATGGTATATCTGCTACCGTGTCTTCAACTGGAGTCTCAGTATCTTGTTCAAACTCTACTAAAAATTCTTCAGACATTATTTTGTTTTCTCCTATAATCTTCAGCGAATTGTTCAAAGCTTGTCTTACTTCTAGTTCTCTTAGCTCCTACTAAAGGAACTCCACTTTTAGATCTAGGTTGATTTCCTAGAGTAACACCTGCTTGTGTGGGTTTATAATTTCGTATGGTTTCTAGAGTTCTCTCGCTTGCTCCAGATACTTTAGCTAAATGAATTGCTGCTTGATTCAAAGCATTATTTAATTCATCAGGTTTGCTAATATCAAATTGTATTCTTTTAACATCTTGGGTGGTAGGTCTATAAGGATCTATATTCTTAGCCCCAGAATTAGTCAAGTTAATAAATCCTGTGCCTTCTTTCCCCCCTCCTAGACCGCCTCTTATGTGATGGTCTGCAAAGTCTAATCCTGTTAAAGATTGTATCTTACTGAAGTAACTATCAATATTAGTAGCTACATACTGAGCTTGCTCTTTACCTATATGCTTAGATCCTATTTGTATATCAGTAAGTCTGCCATCTTTACCAAACCTAGAAGTAAACTCTGAGGTTATATTTGGGTCATCTGGACCAAATACACTTCCAGCTAAACCTCCTACTATTATACCTAAGCCTGGTAAAACAAAGTTTAAAGCTTGGGCTCCTATTCCGATAGCAGATCCGATAGCTGCTCCAGCAGCTGTGCCTGCTGCGTAAGATCCTGCTGCTCCTCCTATTGCACCTCCAATAGATCCTCCAGTCTCATTACCTCCAGTCATACCAGCTATAAGCTGTCCTCCTACTGCACCGACTGCTGCTGCTCCAGCTACACCAGATAGAGGAGTAGAGGTTAAAGTACCTGCTTGAGTAGCTACACCTGTAGTAGGTAAGGTAGGTCCTACAAATCCTGGAGTAACCCCTCCAAAACCTAATTGTGCACCTACTTGATTGGTTGCCCCTACAATCCCCGTCTTTACTCCAGGGACTTTAGTAATATTAGTAGGAGATACAGGAAGTTGAGGTCCTTGTGCCTCTGGTCTTCTTACAGGCTGAGGTATAGTAAATTCATCTACAGAACTAAATGTCATCTTTTCCTAATCTATCTGCTACAGTTTGTTTTATCCTGCCATCCTTAAGGGTTTCCAGCAAACGAATCTTCCCCTGGCAACGGAGCAGATCCTGTTCCGATGTTGCCACCACCAGCTCCTGTAGCGTCCGTTGGGTTAGCTCCCCCACTAGCAAGTCCAGAGCCTCCGACACCTTGCTGTCCAGCAGTGGCACTAGCTTGCGGTTGTTGGTTGTTAGCATTAGTTTGTCCTTGTACTAATTGTGAATATAATAAAGCTTGATCTACACTATTAACTATCTTCTCAGGATCTAAGTCAGCAGCTTCAGCTATATTCTCATAGATGTATGCTCTATTAACCATAGGATCTCCTCCTGCAATTTGTAATAGAGATATCAATCTTTGAGTCCTTACTTCTTTCTGCATCAAACTTGAAGTACCTCTAGCTACAATATCTACATCTCCTCTCATAGATATATTCTCAGAGTTGAATTGCATATTCCAATAGAAGGTAGATTTGCCTAAAGGTTTTAATAAGTAATGATCTAAGTTTCTTATAACAGTCTTAATACTTAATGCTGCTGCACCCATAAGCATAGAGATACCAGAAGCAGTTCTACCTACTCCTGATACCCCTGTCTGCCCATGTGAGAAGGAAGGAAGTGTTTGACTGTCAGATAATTGCATAGCTTTATCAAACATTTGTAAGTGAGATCCAGCTGTATTAGGGAATGTAATTCCATGTAAACTTTGTCCTGGCGCACCACCTTGCATCTTAAATACTTTCCCAGGATATATCTCCATATTTTGCCCAGGCACTAAGAAGTTCTCATTAACTTCAAATACCATATTTCCTGCAAACCTTAAGTTATCAATAGCCATTCTCATATGTCCATTCATTAAAGCTTGAGTATCTCTCATATTTTCAGGTATACCTACACCCCAAATTTGATAAGGGTGTTCCTCATAAGGTGCTGCATAGTAAGGTATTCTATTAGGTGTGAATGGATTTAATACCAATCTCAATACTTGATCGTTACATACCCAAGCATTTATTTGAACTGAATCTAATATCTCGTCTTCATCAAACTCTAATCCTAATGCCTTAGCAGACTCTTTATCTAAATAACCCCAATACTCTAATACTTCATATCTAGTGGTATCAGGTTCTACTTGAGCGTCTTGTAATTCAGACTCCCAATGTTCTTTACTATGTACAGGAGATTGAGCCAATACAGTAGCTACAGCTTCTTTATCAAAGAAAGGCATGTTTATTAAGTCTCTTACCTTTGATCTAGTAAGTAAGTGTCTTTCAATAACATACTCAGCATCCTCTAGCCTAGTGGCTTCAGGGTCTGGATAGAAGTTCCAACAAGATACAAAATTAAATCTAGGAACCAACTTATTCTCAGGTGTATATTTAATAGGTCCATTAGCTTCAGATTGAGTAAATCTATTTATAGTTTTATTATAATTAAAAGGACCTTTAAGAATACCTGTACCTAATAAGCATAATTCAAATGCAGTCTTACGTAAACTAAACTCAGCATTGTCTTCTGTTAGTTGGTCATGTATAACCTTCTCTAATTGTTGAGCTGTCTCATCTGCTGGATTAAATTGTACATGAGAAGGATCTAAAGCAGGACCTGCTTCTACAGATTTATTACCTAGTAATCCTTTTAGCTTATCTGCAAACCCGTTAAGTAAAGAGGCTTGAGTAGCACCAGGAGCTATATCTTGTCCATCCCCTTCAAACCCTATTACGTCAGGGTTGCCTGACATCTGTTCTACTGTAGTATCTACAACTCTAACAACTTCTTCTACTCCATCTGGTATAGGGGTAGGCTCTACTCCAATAGGGAATTTATTAGCTGCAAATAATACTTCAAGTATCTGCCCGTAAGCTGCCTGTACTTTAGTTTTAGTTACCTTAATAAATACAGAAGATGCTGCTGGGTTTTTTTCTTTAGCATTAGCTATACGCTGTTGGGTATCTCCATCATGGATACCTCTATACGCTTTAAATGCAGCCAACCAGATATCTTCTGTAGTAGATCTGGAATCTCTACTATGTGTAAACTTATTTCTAACAAAACCTACAAACTCTTGTTGAATGGTTTGTTCTTCTATTTCAGCTTCTGTCACCATCTAGTATCCAAATGTTAAATCTTGTGATATATGTCTGTTCTCATCTGCAAAGAAATCTTGAGATCTGAATTGTGGTCTACTTAATAATCCGTATCTTAATGCATCATAAGCATGATCTATTGCATCTGTATCTACATCTTCTGGATTCTTAGAATCTAATGGAAGACTAGATAGCTCTTTAATTAATTCTTTACAGGTATCAAATATAAATAGGTCTGGAGATTCTATTACTCTAGAGTCTGGTTTAAAGTCTTGACCTTGCAGGTATTTATGAACTAGCATCTTACCTGCTATCCTAGCTCCTTTAGATCTATCTGAAGGCATCCATCGACAACCTTCTTTAATCATAGACTCTGCTGTAGTTTCTCCAATATTCCCTCTAACATGCCAGCATGAAGAGTCTAATACTCCATATCTTATATTCTCTCTTTCTTCTCTCTCTAGTACCATGTGAGCAAATATATCTGCGTTCACTAAAGTAGTAGTTAACTCTCTATATACATATAGTTTATTATCTGGGCTAATAGCAAACCACAAACAAGCTGCCATTGAACTATAACCCCAGTCACATGCTCTAAACTTTATCCACCCTCTTGGTATTTCAAAAGGTTTAACTACATGTATTTCAGGTTTAAACTCATCAAATGCTAATCCATCTGCTGAATCCCAATCCCCATCAAGCCATTGTCTTCTTAAAGTTTCATTCTTGATATTAGCTAATGAGATACCATAACCTTGATCCATTAAAGCTTGATTATCTCTAACAGTAGAGTTAAACCATTTATAAGTAATCTTTTCAGTCCTGCCATCAAAAGTAACCTCTTGTTCAATAGTTACTCCAGGATCAGCTTTATCTACAAAAGTCTCTTTAACCCAACCTCTACCTGCTCCATTAGGATTGGTAGTTAACCTCATCCATTTAGGTATATGTGTGTTACCTCTTAAACAAGGAGATAAAGTTTCCATTATATAAGAGCTAGGATATTGAGTTACCTCATCAATACCTATATAATCAAACTCTTGTCCTTGATATTGGTCAGCATCTTTCTCTTGCTCAAAGTAGTTATATTCTATCTTTGCACCAGAAGGAAACTCAAATAACTTATCCTGTTCTTTCCACTTAACCCCAGGGTATGCAGCTTGATACATACTTTTAGATTTATTTATTAAGTCACGTAAGTCTTTAATAGTCTTACGGATAATAAGCCCACGGAAAGTAGGATGATGAACAAACCTTAAAGGAGCTGCCAACATAGCTAGAGACTTACCTGATCCTCTTCCTCCAGAAAATAATACATACTTCTCTGTAGACTTAAGGAAATCTGTTTGAGGTCCAGGAAAAGGTTTGTATGCTATAGGTCTATCGTCATAACCCCCAGCTTTAGAGGTAAGGACTTGATCGTCTTCCTCTATAGTAGGCGGCTTTCTTTTAGATACATTTTTAGAAGGTAGTTTAAAGTTGTTCTCTTTCATCTCTTGGTAGCGCACATTCTTCAAAAGGAGGTCTGTTATTCATTATCCACCTTAATGTGCCTGGCTTTATTGTTTCATCAATATACTGCTCTGCATTAATATTAAGCCACTCGGTTACTTTCGTATAAGGATAGCCTCTTCTAATATAATGCTTTGCTTTTAGTAATAATTGTATTACCTCTTCAATAGGCTCTAACATCCCTGTCTCAGGATCTTCAACATAACCATAAGGAGGTTTTAAAGGAGAAGAAGGTACAGGTAGCCCTAAGCAAATAGACCTGTACCTTTCTAGTTTAGCTAATGTACTGAAAGGAACTTCAGGTAGTTTGGATCTTTTCTCTCCTCTATTAACCTGATTGATTCCTATCATATTAATCTACATCAATTACAATTACAAAATTAGCTCGTACGGTATTTGTACTAGCACCATCAGTAATGATCTCAATAGCATCTCCTACTGCTACAGTATTAGCTGCTGAAGGAGTAGCGGAATCTACATCCCCTGCTGCTGATCCTGACTGAGTAATAGTAATAGCACCGCCTGTTACTGCTGTCCCATTAATCTCAGTTGTGATACCAGCATCTGCTGTAGCAATAGTCCCATCAATAATGCTATAAATCTTAGAGATAGTACCTGCTACAGGGGAAACCGTAAAGGCTGATCCTGCTGTAGATACATCATCCATAATAATTGTTAGTTCTTTTTGATTATATCCCGTACCTAATTTACGAAGGATATCACGTCTAGTAATTACACTCATTTAAAACTCCTTAATCTATTTCTGGTAATACTACAATAGCTGTCTTCTGAGTACTCTCAACTTCCAGCTTGTCTTTCTTTACTAAGCCACCCCTATCTAATATCTCCTTGGCTGCATTAAGAGCATTGGCTGCTCCTCTAGTATGAGGTTTATCCATAACACTTAATATACGCATTATAGCTGAAGGTGCATGAAGAGCAGTAAACTGTTGAGAACGTTCTAATACAGCTTTAGATAAAGCTTTAGACTTCAATATAGCAGCCACAGAACATTCATAACCAGCTATCTTAGCTGCTTCTTCAGGAGAAGATATCTCTTTATCAAATAACAATTCAAGAAAAGCTTCTTGTTTAGGTGTTAGTTTACTCATTATACTATTCTAAACCACATTAAAGGGTTGGATTCATTGCTGTAATCTCCAGCTGTAGCTGAAGACGTAGCTGCTAAAGTACTGCTATAAGCTACAGTATCTTTAACTAGAGTAGAGGTTCCATTCCATGCAGTACCTCCAGTGTCTCTCACATTATTTGAGTTAGCAAAAGCAGATAAGGATACATTAGCTTCTACATTAACTACCATCCAGTATCTCTTACCTTTAACTAGAGGACAGGATACTGTAGCTTCTACTTGGGCTGTAGCATCTATAGCTACTTCTGCATCATTAGTTCCTACAAGTTTATACGGTAGTCCATCTTTATCTGTATAGATACCTAGGATAGCTGTATCCCCACCAGTACCTGTACCTGTAGCTACATCAATTCCTAACCTAGTTACTGTAACAGTTTCCTTAGCTACAAAACTACCTACATAATATTCTCTACCAGCTGTTAAAGTCTTAGTTGATATAGATCCTCCAGTAGGTCTTGGGTAGTAGTAATTGTTTACAATATATTTTTCTGGCTGAGTAGTAATCCCTTCTTTAGAATTAATACCTGATATTAATATATCTTGAGTAACAGCATTGCCATCTGTCTTATTATCTAGGATACTATTAAAGTTAGAAGAATCATCCACCTCTTCAATAAAGTACTTAACCTTATTAGTCCCTGTAGCTCTATGAACATTACTAGATACAGTATTATATTGAGAGGGGGTAGAACCATTTTCTTCATATATTTCTACATCAGAGTAGCTATTGTTATTAGAAGTACCATTGTTAGAAAACTCATTAGCTGTAATAATACCATAAGTAGATCCTTTAATCTCCATACCATCTCTGGCATTACTTCTTATAATATTACCTTTAACAATATAGTCATGAGATTGTCTGATCTTTATACCTTCTTTACCTGCTAGCTCTACAGTATTATGGGCTATTAATATATCTTTACAATCAGGTGTATTGCCAGACCCTTTCTGTACAATAATACCATTCTCTGTATCTCCAGATGAACTGCAATTAGTTAGTCTAAAGTTGTTAGTACCAGTAGTGATATTAAACCCATGGCGATCAGCAGAGGCAGAAGTACATCCTTTGTATTGCCCATCAATGATATAATCTGCAACATAATTGTCTTCACCATTACCCTCCGACTTACAATCTATTAATCTTAATCTTGTTACTCTTTCATGAGGGTCAAACCCGTAATCATTACAATCTTTAATCTCTACTCTTTCAAAAGTAATATCATAGTCTGAGGCATTAGCTTCAGAGTTATCATAGAATAATACATTTCCTGTAGCAGGAGTAGTAGGAGTGCCTGATACTGTGTATTCAAAACTGGTATTTGTAACTACATTAGCTACAGTAAAATCTCCTAAGTATTCTGGTTCCGTAATTTCAGGATCTTCTGCAAATATATGTACAGTCTGACCATTAACTATCTCTTGAGTATCCGCTGTCAAGGCTGTAGCTGTAGAGCCAGATCTAGTTATTGAAGTAATATTTATTGAAGGACTTACCCCACAATACATACCTATAACTGTACCTGCTGCTGCAAGATTATTAGCTCTGTTGCCATCTATAGTAAGATCAGATACATAAACATTCCTTGTCACCTCTGCTCCTGGAGTACGTATTAATCCTGTTACTGCACTACCGAATGTATCTTGGAGTTTAATAATAGTAACACCTAAGCCTTTGCCTTTTAAAGCTACATTAGTCTTTACTTGGATGGCTCCATCTGATTTAGTACCAGTACCTGTTACAATATATGTACCTGCTTCTAATAATACTACACCACCACCAGCATTAAAGGCTGCATCTATAGCAGAATTAATAGCAGCCCTAGAGTCAGTACTACCATCTGCTATAGCTCCAAAGTCCTTAGCTTCAAATAGCTGTGTACTAGTTACTTCATTATCATTATAAACTATTGCCATTAAGTCCTCTGGTATTGATTTAAACTAAATCTTAAAGTAATCACTGTATCATTCTGATCTGTATCAGCTGTAAAGTATAACACATCTGTAGGGGATAAATTAAATCCTACAGGTTCAGTAATAGTTATAGTATTCTCTGATTGAGTATCAATAATATGTCTAAACACTTCATACCTAGTGGCTACCGCTCTATTATAAACATAGGCTTTTACAGTAACTTTAGGATTCGATCCTGATAATTTATTAACATTAAAAAATAGGTACTTAAGTATAGCATCATGATTAGACCCATTAAAATATATAGCTTGCTGAGTAACACTTCCCTCAGCAGGTATAATAGCCTGAGTCGTACCTGATGTAGTAGCTGTTACAGTTATATCACTTGTATTATAATCATTAGATCCACTTGCACTAACAGCAACCCTATTAATACCTAAGCCACTAAAAGAAGTAGTATCACTACCATCAGTACCTAATGTATGAGTAGATATAGCAGGAAGCCCATCTGAATCTATATAATAGAAGGCTAGTTCTGTAGCTCCATTAGTACCTGCACCATCTGTGGATCCACCAGCCGTACCATCATAAGCAATATCAAATGTTTCAGCACTTGTTAAAGGAGTAAAATTACCAGAAGCAGCCCATATAGTTTGCTCTCCAGAAGCTGATTGTAGGTCATCCCTATAACCGAATTTAGTCCAGCCGTCTGCCCCAGCTCGTCTACCTATACGTATTTCATCTTGGGGTATAGTGCCTCTAGTAAATATAGCATCTTGGTTTAATCCTGCCTGTTGATTGAGAGGTGCTACAGACGGAACAAAATAGTTTCCATAATAGGTGGCGAGACGTAAGAATGTCTGTGCGCCTGTATCATTAACTAATCGAACCCGAAAGTACCTACCTAATTTAACCGCAGTGTGAAATTCAGATATATTAGCTGCTACTCTAAATCCATTTACAGGATATGTACTATCCCAGTTAGTACCATCAATACTGAAATCAAAATATAATGTACCTGGATTATCAGTTTTTAGTTGTACTCCTACATGACTAAAATCATTCCGTTCTCCTGTACCTGTGAAGGTGGCTCCACTAGACAAAGGGGTTACAGAACTATTACCTGAAGAGACAATAGATTGATTAGGATCTATTAAAGCCAAATTACTATCCTAACCAAACGTTAATACTTTCAGATCCACCACCACCAGATACTGTTACTCTTAAATGAGTAGCACTGATACTTAATTCTTTAGCTTCTTTAGCTGTGAAGCTACCTCCTGATACATTAAACCAGGTAGTTCCATCATCAGGGGTAGCTTCTAATTGTACAGTAGCTCCATCAAAAGTCCCTGATACATAAATAGATCCTGCTCTATAGTTATAGCTTGACCTATCCATCTTTACAGCTGTACTAGTTCCATTAGCTTGAGCTGCACATAATACTAATAAAGGCATTACTTACTTCCTTTAGTTGATTTATTTTTAGTTGATTTCTTTTTAGCTCTAGCTGCTTTTCTCTTTTCTACTACAGCTTGTATTTCTTTAAGCTCTTCAGCTTCTTTAGCTTTTCTTTCAGATTCTTTAGCAAGAAGATCTATCTTCTCTTGATGTACAGATATATTATACTCATTTAAAGCTGCTAAGGCTTGAGACTTAGTTCTATATTCACCTTCTAATCTAACTCTACCTGGAGCTATAGCAATATAGAAACTTCCTCTTCTTTGAATTTGTCCGTTCATAAACTTTATTTATACAAAATGAAAGAGGTATAAGATACTATAAGAAAAGATCTATATCTTTAAGACACAGACTATAGCTTATACCTCTACAGGTGGAATAATTTTAAATTCATCACATATGATATTATATATTTCCTTTATATTTCTTTTATCTAAAGGAAACTTATTCTTTACATGTACAGATAAACATAATAATTCTAATTCTTTTAGATATTTATCTAATGTACAGTAAGATATACTATTTATCTCATTTAATATTTTATTATACATTATACTTAAGTCTTTATCTTTAAGATATATTTTATTTTCTTTTAGTTAAGTCTTATTATCTTAGAGATATTATTTATATTCTTTTAGTTATTGTTTTTATAAAGACTTTATTAGGGTTTTAGTAGGAATCTTATATTCTTTAGAAAGACTTTAGTAGGACTTTAGAAAGTTTTTAGCTAAAGTCTTTAGTGTCTCTAAGATTTAGGCTCTAGTCTTAAGCTTAAGATAGTATTTTCCCCACCCTCAATAAACATTATACAGATTTTTTATACTAATGTCAAATAGGGTGCTGAAACCCGCAGAAAACCTAGCTTCTTGAAATAAGAAAAAGCTTGACAAACTTTATATATGCTATGAGTTTCTATAATATAACTTTAATAAAACTAATAACATACTATTCTTTATAAGTTTTAGTTATAATACATAGAGTTTATAATATATTCTTTATATACTAACAGGTATCAACCTTTTAAGCGCAGATTTAAAGGGGTTTCTTAAGAGTTCTTCCACTGATATCTTATGCTAGTAGGAAAACTACTAATGGTTTTTATTTTATTTTTATTTTAGATCCCTATTTTTTATAATATTTTTTAGATAGGTCCATAGGGGGTGCTTATATACTAACTGGAATTACTATTTTTTGGGGATTTTCCAGGGGTTTGGTATATACTACCTACACTAGTCCCCCTGACCCCCGCATACCCCTTAAGAATTTAACTAATGCTAGGGCTTAAGCCTTGATTTAAAAAGGGAATTGAGGGATATTTATGGGGGTTGTTCTTTGGGGTGAGTCCAAACATAACTAAAGCCTTAGCTAAAATCTAAAATCTATCCTCCCCTATTGTTTCATGTGAAACATTCTAAAATATATACCCTCCTATAATGTATTAATATATTAACTTTAGTCTTTCTTTAGTCTTTCTTTAGTCTACCATCTTTAAAATATTCTTTAATATCAATACTTTAAAAACTTTTTTCAACTTTCTTTAAAATAATGCTTGCATACATAATCAATATGTGTATTAATAGAGTTATCGAACGAATCAATTATTAAAGGACTAAAGACAATGTATGTAAAAAATATTAAAACAAATTCCTTTCATAAAGAAGTAAATGAGGATACTAAAACCTTATTTTATACAAAAACTGGCAAGCTATCAGAATACGCCCTTGCGTGCGGCTATATAGAGTCCGTAGAATTAAATGGTGTAATTCTAACATTAGAAAAAGATAGTGCTTGTATACATATTAAAGGATATAATAATAATATAAGAGATAGAGAATTTTGGGATAGTTATGACACACTAACAGAGGCTAGAAAAGAATATACAAAAAGAATTAACCAATATAAATAAAGGAGTAAAGACAATGAACGACTGCCAAAAGAAAAAAGACAACCAACTAAAACTTATAACATTGAACCTAAAAGTTATTCAAGACAACTTGTTGGACTTAATAACAAGTTGTGAGAAGGAAAATGAGGAAGATAAATTAATGTATCTAAGGCAAGTGCATAAAACACTATATTTAAATACAAGAATACTAAGTAAAATCACTTGGAGTTAATAAATAAACAAAGGGACTAAAGACAATGGTAGATATAAAAACATATCAAGAAAGATTAAAAAAATTAAAACTAAAATTCACTAAAGTAGATGACGGATTTTATAGGGTGGAAACATTGGTAAAACCTTTTGATAAAAGCAGAAATGCTATATATTATCCTATTGCACTAATAAACCAACTTAATTATGGCAAAAAGTATTGGCAAATAGAATATAATAACAAACATTTTATAGATAACAATGGGTATGATTGCTTTTCTTTTAAAATTGCTAAACAATTAATTAAGGATACATTTTATAATGATTATAATCTGTTTACAAGTATACATAATAAAGGCTATGAAGTATAACAATAAATAAAGGACTAAAGACAATGAAAACATCTTACATACTAATAAACAAGAAAACTCTAAAACCTGTATTGGAATTTTATAACCCTAAAATTATTAAGAAAATAAACCTTCATAAGTATGGGGTAATGGTTGCTAAAGACTGGTTACAATATTTAAACTTAACAAAATAAAGGGTAAAGACAATGCGAAACAATAGATATACACTTAGTGAAATATACTTAGACTATATAAACAACTACTTAACCATAAAGAAGTTTGCAGAGCACCAAGGTATACCCGTGGATATGGCAAGGGAATTAATAAATACTTGTAGATATATTCATGAAAGTAACTATATAGATTTATAATACTTAAAGGAGTAAAGACAATGACATTAGGTGAAAGAATAAATGATATAGTAGAATCCTATATCAACGGACAACGCAAGCAAATGATAGAACAGTATAAAGATGCTTGCAAAGATTTTGATACACAAGACGTATTGCTTATGTTGCAACTTAATGAATCTATAAACGAACAAGAATTAATTAAAATATTAGTAACATTACTTAATGATAAATAAAGGAGTAAAACCAATGTCAAAACTAAAAACATACACTATACTATACAGAGATAAGTCTTTATTGCCTGCAGATGCACCGCTAGCGTTTACTTGTGATGCTGAAGAACCTAGCCATGCAGAAGAACAACTACATAATTATGAACCTGATGCAGAAGTTGTATGGCTAGATATTGGAGGTGTAAACTCATGTTATAGCTCATACTATAAAGAAGATTTTTAACTTTACTTAACCAATAAAAAGGAACAAAGCTAATGCAATTATTAAAAAAGCATATATAAATACTTTACTATCTATTATACAAAATATATACTGTAAAATAAAACTATAATTACATAATGAAAGGATAAAACTATGACTAATAACACACAAGAAAAACAAAAATTAATTGAAGCATTTAATAACTCAGAATACTTAAGCGACCATACAGAAGACATTGACACAGCGTTAGATTATTATGATGGTGATACTTGTGTTGATAATTTTACTGAATGGTTTACAGAAAACTACATACATTCTGCTG